TGATGGTGGTACACAGATAGAGTATCTGTTTAATGCAGATATAACAAAAGAAGAGAAATAACACCTCCGTCGGTGGGGCCCCTATATAGTGCAGTATCTCCTAATACGTTATTACTATATAGGGGTTTTTCTAAGTTTTTTTTTCGAAATATGCTGTGCGGCTCAATAAATACAATATGCCAATAATGTCTATAAAAATCATATATATAGGGACCCCTACATTGTATTGGCATTTTAGAGCCAATAATAAATCTGTTTATTTTGGGCTTAACTCAAGATATAATATAATTATGGTGTATAATAGGTTATATATCAGCTAACACAGAAAGGAGAATATTATGGCAGAACCACATTTGGTGAAGATACATAATGGCTTCAAACGATATGTTGTGCACTTTGATGCCTACACTGGTAAAATGGTTTACCACCGTAGGTTATCTAAAGATTGTCGCAAGATATTTTGGAAATGGGAGACCGGAAACATATGGAAAGCAATAACTTAGTTATTCTAGCAGACCTAGACAAGAGCTACGAGGACATCGATGAGTTTGTCAAGCTCTGTAAAGATCTGTTAACGGAATATTTTGATAGTGCTGACGAAAAAGAACTAAAAACCCTGTATGACATGGGTAAAGGTTTGACAAAAGACAGCATGCTTCAGGCAGTTGATGGCATAGACGTCCGACTACGTGAAATGCATCGAGTTTGTACTTTATTAGCTAAAAAGCGGAGGATAAACTATGACGCGTAGAATCTCGGTTGATCTTAACCAAAATGTCTTCGGTCTAATAGCTCTGAGCAAGCAGTACGGTAGACAGTTAGGATACTCTGGAGACCGTATCGCCGAAATCAGAAAAGATATGACTAGTGGTACACACGAACACGCCAAAAAGGTGTTTCGTAAGAACTTTGGTCATGTTGTTAATTGCATCGACGATGCAGGAGACTGGGAATGATAATAAATATCAACATGGAGTTTAAAGTTGACGACAAATATGTAGATGCAATGTCTCGCGATTTAGGTCAAGACAGATATGAAAGAGTCATTCAGACATATATCTCAAGGGAGATTAATAATCTGATGGCTGACCATCTGGATGTTAATGGCCAGCTGGTCTCGTATGTATCTCATATAGTCGAGGAGGAAGTACAAGAAAATGGACACGCCTAAGAAAGCAGGCAGACCAAAACTAAACAGAGCGCCGATCAAAAGTCGGCGCACCTTAGTTAGTTTGCCAAGGAATGTGTATAAGGCATTAAAGATAGCAGCTGAGCGAGACATGAGAACTGTTCAAGCTCAGATTGCTTATATATTAGTAAGGCATGGTTATACGACTGCAAAGATCTGGCCACCTACTAACGAGGATGTCGAAATACCAAAAGAGGATATATGGAACAAATAATGTTTAAATTGTTTATTCCGTATTTTATAATATAATAGTAAACTAGATATACAGGAGAAAGTTATGTCACACATGGTAGATACTATGGCTTATGCTGGCAAGACACCCTGGCACGGCTTAGGTGAGCGGGTTGATGACAACCTTACACCACAACAGATGTTGAAAGCTGCTGGCCTTGAGTGGCAAGTTCAGAAGAAGCCTGTTTATCACTTGACTGATAAATCTTATGTTAAGTCTGATGAGTGGAATGTACTTGTCAGATCAGACACCAATAAGATCCTCGGTCCTTGTGGTAAAAATTACTTGCCTATCCAAAATGACACCGTCTTTGACTTCTTTAACAAGTTTGTCAAATCTGGTGACATGAAGATGGACACAGCGGGTTCTCTTGACGATGGTCGTCATGTTTGGGGATTAGCCTCTATTAAAGATGGTTTTTCCGTAACTAAAGGCGATGATGTTGAGGGATATTTACTTATTTCACACCCACACCAATGGGGTAAAGCATTAACTATAATGTTCACCAACATTCGTGTAGTGTGCAATAACACAATCACAGCAGCCTTGAATGAGACCGGTGCTACGAAGTTTCGTATGCCACACGTTCAAGAGTTTAATGAGTCTGTTCAATTTAGAGCGCAAGAAGCGCTTGGCTTAGCTAAATCACAACTCAGTGAGTTTAAACAACAAGCTCAGTTCTTAGCTAAGAAGAAATATAAGGAAGATAAACTCAACGAGTTTATCGTACGTCAATTTATGCCAAATAATGTTAACGAAGTTCAAAAACGTGAGCTTTGGAATCGATCTGCTACAACAGTTCATCAATTATTGCATAAACAACCTGGCGCAAAGATGTCAGAAGGTACATGGTGGTCTGCTCTTAATGCAGTCACGTACTATGCTGATCATGTTGCCGGTCGCGACAGAAATGCTGCCCTACGCTCAGCGTGGTTTGGCAGTAAAGCTACAATGAAACGTAAAGCGTTAGACTTGGCAACGGAATATGCTAAGGCCGCGTAAATATTATATGTTTCGTGATAAATGCAGTGGTAACGTGCCTCTGCCTAAGCAAGCACGTTACTTACTTGACATCATTTATAAAGCACAGATAATCGAGCAAAAGGATTTGCTCGCTCGCATTCGCGAAACAGTTAGGACTCGTCAAGAAGCTTCTAGGATTTTAACCTATTACACAGGTTATCTTATCCGCAGAAAAGCTATTGATATACTAATAAGTAACAACAAATTAATAACGGAATGCCCACACTGTGGAGGAGAAATATAATGCCAAACCCTAAGCGGAAGATTGACAAAACTATGTTGTCGATTGACAATGCGGAGTCAAGAGGGTTCTTACATCGTGACTATATAGCTCACTGTCTAAGATGGACTCACGTAACTAAATATTTAATGAACCAAAAGCGCTACGCTACAGCTAGAGTCTTAGATATTGGCTGTGGTAAAGAGATACCGCTGGCTAAGTTAATGCATTCATCACGCATGAAACCATCTGAGTACTATGCAGTCGATGTTAACAAATTAACGATGCCGGCTCAATTTGCTAAGGCTGGCTGGCAGCCTAAACTAGCAGGTAGTACAGATATTTGTACTTTAGGTCTCAAAGACTTTCAAGAACCACCTAACACGATTGTATGTTTTGAGGTGCTAGAACATGTAGCGCCTGAACATGCTAGACGCATGCTAGGTAAAATATTTGAACTATTAGAAGTAGAAGGTACTGCATTTATTAGTACACCTTGCTGGGACCCAGATGTAGGTGCTGCTAACAATCATATTAACGAAATGACTTATCAAGCATTAGGAGCTATGATTGAAGATGTAGGCTTTGGAATCAGAGGTCATTGGGGTACTTTTGCTAGTATCAAAGATTATAAACATATGGTTGAAACAGACCCAAACTTAAGTTATGTTTTTGAAAATTTTAGGGAGTATTATGATACTAACTATTTAGCTACGATCTTTGCCCCTATGTTTCCTCAGCACTCACGTAACTGTATTTGGGAGTTGACTAAAACCCCAACTAATCATACATGGAGTAGATTGTTTAATAGTTTACCTGATATTGAGGGTCGTTGGTCCTCGTCTGAAGATTGGAGACAATTATGTCCTTAGAACAAGACGTTAAAGACTTTCTTAATAAGTTTGAGATGGATTGCCCTAAAAAAGGTAAATTTTTAAGTAAAACTAACCATGAGCAGCGTTTTACTCATATGATCGAGGAGCTTTGGGAATATTGTCATGCAAAGACTAAGGAAGATAAGCTTGACTCGTTAGTAGACCTGGTCTATATAGCGATTGGTACATCTATTATGCACGGTTTTGACTTTACTAAAGCATGGCAAAAGGTACACGAAGCTAATATGAAGAAAGTACGCGACAAAGACGTAACTTTTAAGTCAGGTATTACTAAACCCGTGGGTTGGAAAAAACCTAATTTAGAGGATTGCGTATGACTAAACCAATCATCATTCTTGATGGTCCTGATGGTGTAGGGAAAACCACTTTGGCCAGGGAGTTGTGTAAGCAACTCTCAGGTAAGTACCTACACCTGGGGTATCGGTGGAAGGATAAGATATTCGACTACCATACTTCGGCTATACGTTTCGCATCTCGCAGCACCGTACCGGTGGTAATAGACAGATGGTGGCCTTCTGAGGCGGTGTACTCCTCCGTCTTTCGTGGTGGCTCAAAGTGGCCATTACAGGGCCGGTTAGCGGATCGTATAGCCCGGAAATTAGGTGCAGTTTATGTATACTGCTTACCTGATAAAAAACATAGCAGTAGGTATCACAAATTAAAAGAAAGTAGATACGAAATGTACGACGATATGACAGACGTTTCAAAGTTATTTAGAAAATTATGGTATGGTTGTCAATCACATGAAGATACAGGCAACTACATAGATTTTTTAATCAGAAAAGGCGGAGTTCAAGGTTTTAGTGACTGTACAAGGTATTGTATGGCTGAACAAGGTCACTATTTAGATTTATATGCAGAACAAGTTATTGATTTTGCTATACTTAGACAAGAACTACAATACCCACCTGCGTTAGAACATAACGAGTGGAATATTGCAGGCCATTTACAAGGCGCGGAATACCTAATAGTTGGAGAGCAAGTTAACGCCAAGAGTCGTGAGCTGTTCTGGCCTTTCTATGAACACAGGAATAGTAGCTTATACTTAACTGAGTGTTTACATGAGGCTGGTATAGATGAACATAAGCTTATGTGGTGTAATGCTTTTGATCATGACGGTAAATTTAATAAACATATAGGCTACTTGGGAGACGGTCTCAAAGTAGTTACCCTTGGGGGACATGCGGCCGATGCCGTAACAGATCATGGAGTCGCTATCCATAAAGAGTTACCGCATCCGTCGTATGTTAAAAGATTTAAAAAAGTTGATTTAGTGGAGGCACTTAAACATGCAATATCTTAATAATGTTTGGATTGAGACATTAAAAGAATGTTTAGAACACGGTAGAGATGTAAGCCCTCGTAGGAATCCTACAAAAGAGTTTACAAAAACTACTGTTATAAACATGAACTATCCAGTCTTAACAATAAAAAAGAGGAAGTTAGGTTACAAATTCATGGCTGCAGAAGCATATTGGATTTTAACTGGTGATAATAGACTAGAGTCAATTAAGCCATATTCAAAAACAATTAGTAAATATTCAGATGACAAGATTACATTTTTTGGTGCCTATGGTCCTAAGTTTGTAGATCAGTCATCTTATGTTATAGAAAAGTTAGTATACGATAAATATACAAGACAAGCTGTATGTAATATTTGGCGAGAACAGCCACGTATAACAAAAGATGTACCATGTACATTAAACTTACAGTGGACTATACGAGGTAATACATTAGATTGTCATGCTAATATGAGGTCGTCTGACTTATGGTTAGGTTGGCCATATGACGTATTTAACTTTAGTATGATGTCTAGGTATATTAAACATTGTTATGATCGTAGAATTGGATTTTGGGAAGGTGACCATGGTTTAGAAATGGGCCACTTATACTTACATTCAAGCTGTATGCACTTATACGAAACTGATATAGAACAAGCTAAAGAATGTATTAAAGACGATGTCAGACATATAGAACCAATAATAGATTCAGAAGATGTTAATAGCTTAAAAAGTATATTATTTAATTTAAGGGAGACTGGTTTTGAGTGGCCACAGACTAAGTAAATCTGAGTATTTCTTAGCACTAGCCGTACTTGCTGCACAACGTAGTACTTGCGTACGACGTAAAGTAGGTTGTGTATTAGTTGACAGTAGAGCTAGAGTATTAGCAACCGGGTACAACGGAGTAGCTTCCGGTGAGACACATTGTAGTGATACACCGTGCTCGGGAGCTGATCATAGATCTGGAGAAGGTCTAGATGATTGTATTGCTATACACGCAGAACAAAATGCTATCTTACAATGTAAGAATGTAGATGAAATTAGGACAGCTTATGTTACAACAGCACCATGTGTTAGTTGTACTAAGTTATTATTAAACACGTCTTGTCAGACGATAGTTTTCTTACAAAGCTATCCTAATTCAGGACGAAAAATATGGAATAGGAGTTGGATTAAACATGGACCAATTGAACATGTTCTTGCCAAAGTCCTCTTGGAAGCCACCGAGAGAACTGCCTGCGCTTAAAGAAGCAAAGGTAATATCTTTTGATGTAGAGACACACGATCCTAACTTAATGACGTTAGGGCCAGGTGGCGTGCGCAATGATGGTAAGTTAATTGGTATATCTATATGTACAGATACAGGTTTTAAGGGTTATTTCCCAATAGGTCATCCTGAAGGGAATATGGATAAACAAAGAGTATTAAATTGGGCTAAGGATATCTTTAACAGGGATATAGAGTATGTTGGTGCAAATGTCTTATACGATCTTGAGTGGTTACGTGTTAATGGCGTAGAAGTTACAGGTACACTACGTGATATTCAGATTGCTGAACCTTTAATGAATGAAGAACTAGATGGTGGTTATAGTTTAGAAGCACTTGCTAAACGTTACTTAGATAAAGGTAAAGATGAAGAGATGCTTAAAAAAGTTGCTAGTATCTATAAAGTAGACCCTAAATCAGGTTTATGGGAATTACCTGCTAAATATGTAGGCCCATACGCAGAAGCTGATGCAGAACTACCACTACGCATTTGGGACTTACAAAAGATTAAATTAAAAGCACAAGATTTGTGGGATATATTTGAACTAGAATCAAAATTACTACATGTTGTCTTAGACATGAGGTTTAAAGGTGTAGCAATAGATATGTATGCTGCTGAAGAACTAAATGACAGAATGCTTAATGAGGAGGTACATAAGTTACGACAGATCAGAAAAGATTGTGGAATGATTATAGACTTATGGTCTAATGACTCAATGGCAAAAGCGTTTGATAAGATGGGTATATGGTACCCTAAGACAGCAATAGGAAACCCATCATTCGTATCATCTTGGTTACAAAACCATGAAGAAGAACTTCCACGTAAAATTGCTGAATGGCGAAAGGCTTGTAAAATGCGGAGAGATTTTATAGAAGGTATTTGTTTAAATCACTCGCATAACGGGCGTATCTATACACAGTTCCACCAGTTAAGAAAAGATTCAGAAGGTACACGTACAGGTCGTTTTAGTTCTAGTAATCCTAATTTACAACAAATACCAGACGATGAATTAGTTAGAAGTTTATTTATACCTGATGAAGGTAAACACTGGGCTTGTCTAGATTATTCACAACAAGAACCCAGAGTGCTACTACATTATGCTTATTTGAGAAAATTACGAGGTGCTGAGGAAGCAGTTGAGAAATTTAGGAAAGACCCAAACGCAGATTTCCATCGAATTGTGTCCGAAATGGCAGGCATCCCCCGAAAGGAAGCGAAAACGATCAATTTAGGCATGTTTTACGGTATGGGAATTTTTAAACTTTCGCAACAACTTGACATGACTATGGATGAAGCTAAGCCGTTGTTTGAACAGTACCACCAGCAAGTACCATTTGTTAGGGCATTAGCACAAGAGTGTTCTATTGCAGCAAGTACACGCGGTCTTGTAAGAACATTACTTGGTAGACATAGACATTTCTCTTTATGGGAACCTGCAGACTTTAAAAATAAATGGCCGAACAAAGAGATACCATTGAATCATGAAGCTGCACAAAAAGTATGGAAAGGTAGACCATTACGTAGAGCTTACACGCACAAAGCATTGAATGCTTTAATCCAAGGTTCATCAGCAGATATGATGAAGCAAGCATTGATAGAGTTACATGAGCATGGCATTACACCACAGCTTACTGTACATGACGAGATAGATTTTTCTTTTGATAACAATCAAGACCTGATATTAGCAAAAGAAATTATGGAAAATTGTGTTCAACTTGAATTACCTTTAAAGGTAGATGTAGAGATTGGGCCTAACTGGGGCAATATAGAATGAGTATAACTAAAACACCTAACGATCATAGTCATTACTACTTACAAAAAGCTAAAGAAAAAGCTAAAGAAGAAGGAAAAGATTATGATAAATTAGATGCTATGGAAAGAGCATTTTTTGACGCATTAGTGAGGACAGAAGATGACTGAAGTAACTTTATGGGGACTCCTAAGAAAAAATTTAAAGGGACACTACCAACGTATAGAAAATGCAGTTGGTACAGGTACACCTGATGTGTGTGGCTGCTGGAGTAATACAGATATTTGGATTGAGTTGAAAACAGTTAAAGGTAATAACATGCTGTTTCAATGGTCTCAAATAGCCTGGTTTAAAAAGAGACATGAAGAGTTGTCTACAAACATTTGGGTTATTGCTAGAAAAGATACAACCCTCTATGCATTTAGAACGTATAGTTTATTTGAACCAGAAGATCGTATTAAACGTGCAGTAGAAAGTGCACGAGTAAGTCTTAAAGATATAGAAGACGCTGTACATGTGTGGGATAAACCATATGATTGGGAGGATATACAACAGACTTTATATAAGGACCTACCAAGTTACAATGATTATTAAAAATGTTTAATTAGGTTAAAACGTATTATATAATAAATTATAATCATTAGAAATTAGAATGGAGAAAGTTTAATGAGTATAGTATATGTAGTTCAAGAAACAAAAGGTATTAACCTTTTACCAGCTGTTGAGTTTGGTGAAATAGATATCTTGTTACCTGAAGGACAAGTTGTTTTTTCTACTGAAAGAACAATTAAACGGTTACAAATTAACTTACGTAAGTATACGTTCGAAGACTATCTTTTAATGGTTGGTGATCCTGCTGCTATAGCTATGGCTGCTGCAGTTGCAAGTCAAATTACAACTGGTAAGTTTAAGTTATTAAAGTGGGATCGACAAGAAAAGAAATATTATCCTTTAATAGTTAATATAGGAGGTTAAATGGATATCACAGATAAACAGTTAAAAGTTGTAAGTGATTTAGCTAAAATGCAAACTATCCTTGAAAATAAAATTAAGGAAAAAGAAGAAGATCTTGCAACTTTAAAAGATGAGTTAAAGCAATGCTCTCAAGTAGATTTACCTGAAGCACTTGCTGAAACCGGTTTGTCAGAAATAAAACTTGTAGATGGTACTAAAATTACTGTCCAACAGTTTTATAATGCAAGCATACCAAAAGATAGAGCTGAAGAGGCTTTCAAATGGCTCAGAGATAATGAGCACGGCGACCTTATTAAGAATACTATCTCTTGTGATTTTGGACGTGGTGAAGATGGAGATGCTAAAGTACTGAAAGAATCTTTAGATAACTCTGGTGTATCTTACACGGACAAAGTGGGCGTTCATCCACAGACACTTAAAGCGTTTGTGCGTGAACAAGTAGAGTCAGGCCAGAAACTGCCCCTGGACTTACTCGGTGTATATATCGGGCAGAAAACTAAAATAATCAAAGGAGGTTAACATCATGGCTCGTGATGTAGCTAATAAAAAGAGTAACTTACCTGCAGAGATTAACTTTGCTGAAGATGCGAATGCTGGTCTAAACGATCTAACTTCGCAGGACATGGCTATCCCATTTTTTGTTTTATTACAGAAAATGAGTCCTCAATTAGATACTGTTGAGGGTGCTAAGGCTGGTCAAATATTTAATACTGTGACAGAAGAGGTTTGTGACGAACTTCTAGTGCTACCGTGTGCTTATAAACGTGAGTTCGTGGAATGGACACCACGTGAGCAAGGCGGTGGTTTGGTCGCGCAACACAGTATTGATAGTGACGTAGTTACTAAAGCCAAACGTTCAGAAGATGGAAGACTTATATCTGAAGCAGGTAATTGGTTAGTCGAGACAGCTTATCATTTTGTCTTGGCAATGACCAAAAATGGTTGTGAACGTGGTCTTATCACCATGACATCTACGCAACTTAAAAAGAACAGACGTTGGAATTCTCTAATGTCTGGTATTAAGATGCAAGATGGTTCTGGTAAGAGTTTCACACCAGCGAGGTATAGTCACTTCTATAAATTAACATCAGTTCAAGAATCTAATGATAAGGGATCTTGGTATGGCTGGGTTATTGAGTTAGAAGGAAAAGTATCTGATGCACAAATGTATGCAACAGGTAAAGACTTTGCCACTTCTATAAGTGCAGGTGATGTAAAAGTATCAGCACCAGTACAAGAAGAAGAAACAAAATCTCACTTTTAGTAGATTTCAGTGAGATGAGGTGCTAGGCATAGCGGAAAGCTAAAGCGCTTAAAGCCGCCGGACCTAGCACCTTTTTAAGGATTATTATGGAAAAAGAATTTAATGAATTATTTTTAGGTTTAACCAGAGCTCACGGCGAATATACTTTGTCAGGTAAAAACAGAGCTGATGGTAAAAAAGAGGGACGTGCTACAACAGTACGTCAAGATGTAACTTTAGAAAAATGGAAGGAGCATTTAAATGGAGATAAAGGACTTGGAATTATTCCTATTAATGATGATTCTCGGTGCCGTTTTGGCGCGATCGATGTAGATAATTATAAGGACTTAGACTATAACCAGACAATAGAAAGGGTACGCGCACTCAACTTGCCATTGTACGCATGTAGATCTAAATCCGGCGGGGTCCACTTATATTTATTCATGAAAGAGTGGACACCTGCTAAATTAGTACAAGATAAATTAAAGGAGTTTGCTGCAGCTTTAGGTTTTGGTGGCTCTGAAATATTCCCTAAACAAACTGAAATACTAGCAGACCGTGGTGATATAGGTCAATGGATTAATATGCCTTACTTCGGTACAGAACGATGGTGTGGTGAAATACCACCTCAAGAATTTTTAAGAACAGTTAAACCTATAACTATTAAACAACTAGAAGAATTAAGTATAGCGGTGAGCACAGAATTTGAAGAAGGCCCACCATGTTTACAACACTTAGCACAACAAGGATTTCCAGAAGGTACACGAAACAATGGTTTATTTAATGTAGCTGTATACTGTCGTAAGAGTAATCCTGATGGTTGGAGGACAGACGTAGATAAATATAATGTAGAGTGTATGGATCCACCATTACCTTCATCAGAAGTACAAGCAGTTATTAAATCAGCTAGTCGTAAAGACTATCATTATACATGCAGTCGTGCACCAATAGCACCACACTGTAATTCACCTGTATGTAGACTACGTAAGTATGGTATTGATGATAACTCAGATATGCCTACTGTACATAGCTTAACGAAGTTTGATAGCTCACCACCGATCTGGTTTTTAGATATAGAGGGTGGTGGTAGATTAGAACTAGAGACAGATGACTTACAAAACCAAAGAAGATTTCAACGTAAGTGTATGGAAAAGTTAAACACTATGCCTACTAAGATGAATGAACAAGCATGGACTAAGTTAGTAAACCACTTAATGGAAAACTTAACCGTGATTCCTGCGCCTGTAGACGCTAGTCCTGTTGGACAGTTATTTGAACACTTAGAACGATTCTGTACTGGTCGTGTACAAGCAAGAAACAAAGATGAATTATTATTAGGTAAACCTTGGAAGGATAATGGGAGAAGTTATTTTAGGATGTCAGACTTTATGGCATACCTTGATCGTATGCATTTTAGAGAGTATAAAATTAACCAAGTTACTGCTATATTTAAGAACAATAAAGCAGAGCACCACTTCTTTAATTGTAAAGGTAAGGGCGTTAACTGCTGGTCAGTGCCTGAGTTTGAACAACACACCGGAGATTTTGAAGTACCTATGGAGTTAGATGATGATGGAACACCGTTCTGATTGGAATGTTATATTTGGCCCACCTGGTACAGGTAAGACTACTGCTTGTATGAGTCAGATTAATAACCTAATACAAGATGGCGTTAATCCTCAAGATATAGGCTACATAGCCTTTACTAAGAAGGCAGCAACTGAAGCAAGAGTTAGAGCTGCTAATAAGTTTGGTTTTAAGAAGGATGATATGCCTTACTTTAGAACGATACATAGCTTATGCTTTATGCAGCTAGGTATACTTCCACAACAAATGATGCAACGTTCTCATTATAGAGATTTAGGTGATATCTTAGGTATTGATATAGCTGGAAATAAATTAAATGAGGATGTATATAATATGTCAGCACCCGTAGGTGACAGACTACTATTCTTAGATAACTTAGCTAGGATTAGTAACACTAGTTTAAAAGATATCTATGACTCATCTGTAGACGATGATATATCACTAGATGAATTAATACTAATGTCGGAGGCTTTATATAAATATAAAAATAAATTTAAACTCTATGATTTTACTGATCTTTTAGAAATGTTTGTAGAGAACGGCACTATACCTAAGTTACATACTTTAATTGTTGATGAAGCACAAGACCTATCTAACTTACAATGGCAAGTAGTACACCGTATAGCTAGTAATGCAGAGTATGTGTATGCAGCAGGTGATGATGACCAAGCTATATACCGTTGGGCTGGAGCTTCTGTAGAAGATTTTATAAAGTTAAAAGGTAATAAGACTATCCTTGACCAATCATATCGTGTACCTGAAGAAGCGCATAAGCTTGCCACTGGTATATTAAAGAATATTAAGAACAGAGTAGTAAAGATGTTTAAGCCTGCAAGCTTAAGAGGTGAGGTTCACTACCACTTTTCAGTTGATGATATAGACATGAGCAAAGGTTCATGGTTATGTTTAGCGCGTAATGCTTACTTGCTTAAAGAATATGAGAGAGTTTGTGAGGTTAATGGTTGGGAGTACGAAAGAATTAGTAAAGAGTTAGATCGTATTCCTAGGATATTGATTAGTACGATACACGGAGTTAAGGGAGGTGAGGCAGACCATGTAGCAATCATGACTGATATGGCGTCTCGCTCGTATAAGTATATGGAAAGATGTCCAGACGATGAGCACCGGGTGTTCTATGTGGCTCTAACGCGCGCAAAGGAGTCAATTCATATCATTCAACCTAAGGGGCGGATTTATTATGAAATTTGAGCTCCATATATATGCCAAAATGAGTCCTTTTAAGTATGTCACATAGTAATATATATAGATATAAAACTAAGCCTTATGGCCATCAAGAGGAAGCGTGGGAGATATCTAAAGATTTATCTGAGTATGCTCTCTTTATGGAAATGGGCACAGGCAAATCTAAGGTTATAATTGATACATTTTCATGGCTTTATGACCACAATAAGATCGACTGCGTACTTATCGTAGCGCCTAAAGGTAATTATATGAACTGGTTTAATAACGAGATACCTACCCATATGCCAGATCGTATTAAATCTATTATGGCTAACTGGAATGCAGCTGCTAAGAAAAAAGAAAGGCTAGCTTTAGAAAAGGTTTCACTTCCGTCTGATGATTTACGTATATTAGTCATGAACGTTGAGGCGTTTAGTACATCTAAAGGTTTTAAATTTGCTAAGCGCTTTGTTGACTATAGTAGGTGTATGATAATCATAGATGAATCAACCACTATTAAGAACCCAGGAGCTATACGTACTAAGAACATTTTAAAGACTGCAATCAATGCTAAGTATAAACGTATATTAACAGGTGAACCTGTAACACGTTCTCCATTAGACTTATATACTCAATGTCAGTTTCTTAATCCTGCTCTATTAGGTTTTAGTAGCTACTATAGTTTTAGGAATCGTTATGCTATTATGATTAACATGTCTAAAGGTAATCGTTCATTTAAACATATAGTAGGTTTTCAACGTCTTGATGAACTATCAGAAAGTGTTAAGCATTTTAGTTATCGTTGTAAGAAGCAAGACTGCTTAGATCTTCCAGAAAAAATATATCAATACAGGTTTATAGATATTACGCCAGAGCAAAAAAGATTATATAAAGAAATATCTGAGCAAGCTATGACAGAGCTTGAAGGTAAAGATATGACTGTACAAAATGTACTTACTGAAATGATGAGACTACATCAAATTACCTGTGGTCACTTTAAGTCAGATACAGGAGACATTATTAATGTAGAGAATAACAGAGTCAAAGAACTTATGTCAGTACTTAACGAATCACCTGATAAGGTTATTATATGGGCTACATATGTACAAGATATACACACTATCTCTGATGAAATACGACATAAGTATGGGTCAAAATCTGTTGTACAATACTATGGTGCAGTGAACCAAGATGCTAGGTTAGAGGCTGTTGATAGATTTCAAAACGATCCTGAATGTAAATTCTTTATTGGTAACCCTCAGACTGGTGGTTTTGGCCTAACATTAACTGCTGCTAACACTGTTATATATTACTCTAACAGTTATAACTTAGAGCATAGAATACAATCAGAAGATCGAGCACACCGTATTGGTCAAAAGAATAATGTAACTTACGTAGATATTATATGTCCTGGTACTGTTGATGAACGTATTGTTAAATCACTCCGCGACAAGAAACAAATAGCTACACAAGTAATGGCAGAAAAATGGCAAGACTGGTTATCAATCAAGCCATGACTTTAATTTATTAATCATACTTCTAGGTACATTAATTCGATTAATTTCTTTAATCCATGTTTTATCTAGTACAAGACTACCATCAATATCAGTTTGATTATTATCACCAGATAGATGTGATACAATGGTAATGGTCTTATCATCCTCAGCTACAACAATTCCAATAGAAATACAGTCGGCAAGTTGGGATCGAAGATCCTTAACGTCCGTCCAACCGTGCGTTGGAGAGATAGCATCTTTCCAATTAATCATCACCAATCTTGGTGAACGCTTCTTTTGTATAAAGTTGTTCTTTTCCATGTTTTTTAACCCAATCCTTACGTCTCTTAACTATCCTACAAGTACAATTAGTAAGGTTTACATATAGTAATTGTACACCTAATTCCCTGGCTTTTTTACTAACAATTCTAGATCTGATGGCATTAGTTCCATCCTTATTAAACCTATCCTTCTGCCAGGAGGCTACCTTAACATCTAGAAATAGGACTTCTCCTGTCTTTTGATGGACGGCTATGATGTCGATTGGCCCTTGTGGAGCTCGGTTCTTGAAGACCCAATAACCCTTACTGATCAGCCAGGCTTCGGCCATAGCTTCGCCTAGGTGACCCTTGTCAGTGTGTTTCACTGTGCTAGTGGATTACTACTCTTCTTTTGTAAAGCTTCTATATCTTTTTTAATTGCAGTTATTTCTTTTTGGTCTATAACCTGAGATTCTAATACCTCGACCCTTTGAATTAACTGACCCTGAAATACAAATAAACTTGCTATCGTAATAACAAGACCTATACCGGTGGCTATTGTCTTAATGTCCATAATCTATCCTCATATGTTTTACCTGAGTATATACTCCTTATGTCTACATAACTAGTAGCTATGTATGAATCTATATTAGCACTAGTTAACTCTGGTTGTACAAATATTTGTAAGTTAACCTTAGCATAATCATTTAATTTTTCATTGTTCTTCTGCATTGCTTTAGCTACGATCATTTGCGTAACTTTTAATTGACCATCAATCGATTTAATCTTATCAGCTACCCTAATAGCTATTTCTTCTACGTTGACATCAACATTAACTCTCTCACTGTTAGAGCTTCTAGGTTCTTCTTCTGTTGTTGGCTCGACTGATTCGATTGTTTCTGTTTCTTCCGCAACTTCCATTTCTTCAGTAACAGTTTCAGTTGGAGATTCGACAACCTCTTCATATACTTCCTCCGCAATTTCTATTGGTTCTTCTATAGGTAATTCTTCTACAACTTCTGTTGCTAGTACAATAGTTTCTTCAACAAATTCTTCTTCAACTGTTTTAACTTCTGGAAGGTACTCCTCTATCTGTGTAAACTCAACTTCACTTGTTAGTACTATAGAGGGTACCTCAATAAGTTCTTCAATCTCAACGATCTCAATCTCTGTAGCTAGTACTTCTTCAATCTCTTCAAAAGCTTCTGCTATGATAGCAGTTTCTGTAGCCGATAAGACCGTATCGTCATAGGTCATAGTAACCGATATGTTATCTAAATTAGGACCACCAAGATAAGCAGGACTATTGCCATCAGACCCACTAATAAAAATATTTCCAATGTTAGAACCAACCCCTGTATACGATACAGAGTCGTTGAAATCTTTGCCATTAATTCCCGTAACATTTGTTCTCTCCTGGCTTGTTACAGCCAATACATTATTGTCTGAATCTCTGATTTGTAACCTAATTGTAAATGTATCTGCTGGGCCAGAGCCTCCCCAGCATTGAGCTACACCACATTCTCCATTTTGTACTTGGACACTAGAGTTCAGAGTAATTCCATTATTGAGCATTTGCTGTGTGATTGTGTCTGTGGTGAGAGCAAAGCCCTGTTCTATAGAACCGGAGTCTCCAAACTCTAGGTCGTAGCTGGACCCACAACAATCGTTGAGCACGGTTACATCTCCCGTAGTGGTCCAGCTAGTCGAGTTACCTCCCTCGAAAGTACCGTTTGTAATTAAATTGTTTGTAGTTAATTCTTCTGCTAATGCAGTACTACTTAGTAATATTGCCGCTAGGAACAGGTTTTTCATTCCAAGTCATACTCCGTTTATCGTTACTTAATTCTTTCTTACGTTTCTCCATCCACTTAGCTTTAGCCTCGTTTCCGATCAAACCATCAATAGGGCACGGGGTCCCTGCGTCCATCATCGCTTGCCATATATTTTCATCTTGGCACATCAATGATATTGCTGCAACCTTCATGCCTAGTGCATTTAATACTTTAGCTTTCTTTCTACGTTCACACATTTCATCTAAGTGATAACTACCAAAAGAACCTGAAAATCCGATTATAGTCACACCAGCAGCTAATGGTATAACGCAGCTATCTTGACCGTAGACAGACATAGCTGGAGCACTAGCCGGGTTTACGGCAGTCTTAGTATTTGTACTATTGTTAGTTTCGTTATTAGTTGTAGTATTGGAACTACTACCAGACTGGTACGTTGTAGAGCTTTCGTACCCACCGGTAATAGCAGTATTGGAACCGGCATTGTTGGTCTGTGTATTTGTAGTAGCTCCTGAACTAGTGACATCTGCTTTAGCCTCAATAGAAAGAAGTATAGCTAAAACTAAAACTACACCTACTGCTTTTGCTATGAGCTTCCAATCCATTACTTCCTCGTTAGTGAACCACCAAAGTATAGTCCTATAATTGAAAAGATCGTGTGTGATTGTAGGCTAGTAATAAAGATTCCTGAACCTTCGCGCCATACAGTAGTTTCAAATGATGTACCAAAGATCCACCAGCCACTACTCATTTCAGTAGTTACTTGATAGATTACCTTAACGTCCGTAAAAATAGGAGCGATAATTGGTACTACAATTATTGAGAAAACGCACATTAAGGCAATCCATCTCCTCGTATGTTTAGTATGAGGATCTGATACAGCTCGAGCTTTATCAGTTTGAACTGCTGCAAATTTAGCGCGGTTCATTAACATCTTTTCTCGCTCAGCTTCTGCTTGAGCTTTCTGTGCCATGATAGACATAACGCCACCTAGCACCGTGCTAGCTAACATAGACAATAGTTCCATTGGTATCATTCTGATAACCTCCATCCTAGTATTGCTATGACTATTGTACCAACCCATATTAGCACTCGTACACCACCTTTACCTATATTTATGATCTTGTATAGTTCGACAATGTCCCTACTATTGCGCTCTACGATCTTGGTTAAAGCATCAATCTTCTCGGCTAATTGTTCGTTGGTTACTTTCATTAGAATGCTGTGGTTAATAATTTAGTTGTTGTTACTGATGGTTCTTTTGCCCATGCGACATAGATATAATGGTTTCCTTCCCCATTTGATTTTCCATCAGACGTAGTTGGTGAAAATCCCTGTGCAAAAAAATGTATATTATCTTGGTTTGCAACCTCTGCTCCACCATTGTTTGCTTCATCTAGTTTTATATTATGTTGAATAGGATTACCATGATTACTACCACTACCACTTTGAGCGGCATTATCTGGACCTAGAGCCATTGTAGTAGAAGTTTTCCATGATGTACTCTCCCCTGTAGTATCAAATCTTGTAATCCATATTGCCCTTGGTTTAAACCCTGTAAAGATAAATGGACCATGTACATTACCATTTCCTTGATAAGTACCAGCACGAACACTTCCATTTACATTTGCAATACATATTGCCATCTGGTCTATACCACTTTGGTTTATATTATTTTTAGGACCAACACTAAATACAGTAGATGTTGGAGCAGTATCATTCCAATAATCGTGGTCATCATTTGCTGCAACACCTGTATTAAAAGGTTGTTGAGTATCTGTTTCATTAAGTCTGCCATGTCCGAATGCTGTTTGACCAGAACGATTACCACCATGCCAATATGCTTCCCAATTATATCCATCTTGTTCTATATCTTTGCAAATTATTGCATCTGGAATTTTTCCAAGTCCATGAGCTATCGTTCCAGCTGCACCTGTACCTGTCCAAGTCACTACTGATAGTCCAGAATCGGTGTTAGCACGATAACTTGAATTTATTGAACCTACTCCTGTAGATGCAGTTGTTGAACTAGCTAGTTTCCAAAAGTGTCCAATAAAACCAGCACTTGCTGTATTAGTATTTGCTTCCCCACCTGTTAATGTACAACCATCTGATGTAATACTTGCTACTCTTGAGGCAGTATCTTGTCCATCTGTTTCATCGAAGTATATATTCTTGTCAATACCTCTTACAGTATCTACTACATTGTGATCCGTTGTTGACGATCTGTTTGCAATATGAATCCAGTCTGGTTGAAAACCTAATCCACTTACTGTTGTTGTGCTACTGCTACCAGCCCATGTTTTTTCATCATGGTGTGCTGATGGTTTTATTAATTTACTAAATGTTGCCATGATTAACCTCCATAATCCTGTATATTCTTAGAGCATACTGCATAAAATCCACTTGGTACAGCATACTCAAAAGCTCCCATACCAGCTCCATCTGAATTTGCTGATGCTACTGCTGTTGTTCCAAAATAACCATCTCCGAAATTTGTATGTATAAGTCTGTCTGTTGAGCTTGATTCTTGTCCAGCTACATAAAAAGCCATTAACTCTCTGTCTGTATTAGTTAATGTTTTACCACTATCGTTAGTGCCACTTGCTGGATTGCCAACATCAGAAGTGCCAGGTGCATTAAACCATGTTCCATTACGACCTGTCCAAACTTTGCCGTTATCTGCATCGAAAGCAAACATAATAATATCGTCATCACTTATGCCTGTGCCATAACTAGTTGTGCTGTTCCCTTGTTGTATTAATGATGATGAGTTACACAGAAAACTTATTGCAGCATTACCACCACTTGATGTACTAGTTAGTGCCAAATCACCAGCAAGCTGTTCTATTCTTTTTGCTGACATTGAATCTGTAAGGAATACACCTAATGTCGATGAAGCATCATTTTTTATAATCTTTGCCTCCCAATACCATTTACCTCCAGCAAAACACATATCTGTCATACAAGGTCTAGTTGTAGTTGAAGTACCTAAAAAACTTCTGCCACCATTAGGATGATATATTGGTGTGTCATAACTTCTACTTGTACCTCTAGGATTCATTCTTGGAAATTTATTGTGTGGTGTAGATGGCATTTGTTTTAAATCTCCACTAACAGTAAATGTATTACTATTGCCACTTGAATCTGTACCCATAGCTCCACTATTTTCAAACTTCAAAAAAGCACCATTTGTTCCATAAGTAACACTTGGGTTTGTTTTAGGTTTCCACACACCTGTTGTGCTATCAGTTTCTCCAAATGTATCTGGCCCATAACTTGTACCATCTACTATATGAAGATGTGCTATCTCTCCCTCAAAATAATTAGGAGATGAGCTTGGGTGTCTGATCCCTACTAATGTTGCAGTTCCACTTTTAAATAATCCTGTATCTGTGTTCTGAGTGGGTGTAGTGGAATGAGCCCAGTTAGTTACTTGATTGCCATTTACATATAATCTAATTCTATCTCCAGCAGTTGACTGTGTTGTATCCACTCTTAATACAATATGATACCAAGCTGTAGTGTCTAAAAACTTAGGATTAGATTGATAGTTAGTTACAAGTGAGCTACTTGTCATATTTATAAATTTTAATTGTCCACCTGATTCCATAGACAAACTTGCATAATTAGCACCATCATCTTCTATATCGCTACTAAACATTGTCATGCTGCTATGGTCTGAATGACTAAATCTATACCAACCTGATACTGTGTAAGTTCTTTGATTACCAGCTGATGATGTTGCTCTTGTCAAATATGAATTAGCCATTAGTTAAATCCCCCTGAGTTATTAATTCCTACTGTAACTGTTATGCTAAATGCTCTGTCAGCAGTTTGCGACTCTGCATCTGTAGCTCGTAGGGTAAAGTTATATGTTGTCTCTGCTGTTGCCGCTGGAGCTGTGCCTGTGATTGCTCCAGTCGATGAGTTGAGAGTTAGATTCATTGTACTTGCTGGCGTGTTTGAGTTGCTTGTGAGTACGCTTGTGGTCTCACTAAACGCTACTGTTGAGTCTGATGAAGCATCTACGTCTAAAGATACTGACGCTCCAGCCGCTACACTTCCTAAACTTCCAGCACTTGTACTCCATGTAGGTGCATCTGATACTGTAAGCAATGCTGAGCTACTCAATACGCTTAAGCCATCTGGATTTTCTACTCTTAATTTATAAGTAGCATCTACTGATAGGGTAAAGTTAGCTACGATCGTTGTAGCATTGGTAAATGATACTGAGTTAGCTGTGTACCAAATCCCTGTCGATGGGTTTAGCGCCTCTACTTGAGGCACGGTTACAAAGTTGGTTCCAGTTATGGTAATAGATGTAGCTGTATTAGATATTGTGCTAGGAGAAATTGAGCTGATCGTAGGTTTAGTCTCCCCAACGCTCACACTCCCACCAAGAGATACAGCACTACCGTTAATCGTTATAGATGAGTTAGCCAGAGAAGAGTTAGGCATACTTGCTGCCGTAATGTTTAAAGTCTCTGAGCTTCCATCATTGGTTTCCGTTAGTGTAATCCCTGTGCTACCTGTTGCTGTAAGCTTAGCTCCAAGCAATCCAGATGAAGCATCGTTTGCTGATATACTGACGTTAGTATCTGTATTTGCTACTACAGACCATGCACTACCAGAATAATATTTTAATTGATTAGCTGTTGTATTAAATACTAGGTCTCCAGCGTTTAGTGAGCTGGATGGATCAGATGAAGCTACTCTATACCTGTCTGCAAAATCATTAATACCAGAGACATTGCTTGCTACTGTTGTTACATTAGCAGAGATTCCAGCTACCGTGGTGACGTTTGATGATATTCCAGCTACCGTGTTAATGTTTGATGTGTTGTCTGCCACCGTTGTCACATTTGAGGAAATGCCAGCAACGGATGTAACGTTTGACGAGATGCCGGCTACCGTGGTGACGTTTGAGGAAATACCAGCTACAGTTGTGACATTACTTGCAATTCCAGCTACAGTTGTGGTGTCTACAGCTGAGTATGTCGTTGCTACATTCCCATCGCTATCAAAAGTTAATACCTTAGATGCTCTGGTCGCCTTGGCTGGTAAAGTTACAGTGGCAGAAATTGAATCTGTGTCTAAAAGTTTAACCGATCTATCGCTTTGTTGGTCAATATCTGCAAGTTTAGCCCATATTTTATCTAAGTCTGTATTTAAAGCAGACATAGAGAATGAGCCAGATGATGCAAAATCAGAGCCTCTCTCTATAACTATATCTCTGATAATGGTAATGATAGCTCCAGCAGATATGCCAGTAGCTCCTATATTGACAGTACCTCCAGCACCAAACTCATATGCTTCATCACTATCTGATGCTGTGCCTGTAATTGAATACTCATTTACAGCGTCAGCATTAGCGTCATAGGTAAGTAATGTTGTGCCGTTATAAACCTTAATATCTGTGACAGCAAAAAATTCAAACGGTATAGTAAAAGTTTGTTGGTTTGCTGTAGCTGTGTACGCTACTCTTGGCGTATTTTTACTGCTTACTATTGTCATCTAAATATTGCATCCGTTGTTGAGTTATATATTTTTTTAAATAATCCATCAGTCCAGGCAAGTGTTGCCCCTGGAATTAATCTTCTAGATAAGTTTTGACGTTGTTCATAAGTAACATCATCGCCAAACATATGATATAAAATATCTATTGGTATACTTGGACCAGCACCAACAAACTCTCCAAGAGCATCATGTGCTTTAGGTTGTCCAAATCGTGGTTCTATTCCGATCAAAGGTCTTAAACCCATTGGATAATTAAACAGTCCACCAGTTATTTGTTCTGTTAAAAAGTTCATATCTGTAATCATACCACCAATACCACTAAGTTCTACAGCCCTGATAATCTTCTCTTCTGTTGATTTGTGAGCGTGATAGCGAGGATTTTTTAAATAATCAGCTATATATCCTAATGAAACCATAGCTATAATTCCTGAAATATAATCAGCTTCTCTACCTGAAAGCCCTGACATTACTATCTTTCTGTTAGCTGCCATGCCCCATGAAAAGAATTGGAAAGGTCTGGCAAGCATAGCATTATGTATCTTACCTCCTCTCTCATCTGGTCTATATCCTATGAATTCTCCAAGTTCAGAACCCTCTAATTCTTTTCTTACTTCTGGATCTCTTATTCTCATACCACCGTGCATTAAAGATGGTGTGTCTGAAACATCTGGTGTGACTATGGATCTATTGGTTTCTCCCCATACAGCATTTCTAAATCTTGTTCTTGCTGCTTCTGATCCTGGACCTGTCCATTCTCTAACATTAGCTGTATAAAGAATGTCATCATCAACCGTACCTAAAATTGTCTTGGTTTCTAATGCTCTTTCTCCTACGCCAGGTATGTTTCCTAAATCTGCTCCTGTTTTTTCATATGGCATTTTGGCTATTAGTTTAGCAGTATCTTCATCAATCATATGATGTGCTAATGTTTTTATATCTTCCTTAGTTGCCTTGCCACCAGCTGTTTTGATCGACAATCTAATAAGAGTATCTGCCGCCACAAGCCCAGTAACTTCTTTATGAAAAGTAGTATGGAATGCTAAACCATTTAATAAATAATAACCACCAACCCAGTCATCAAATTTTTGTCCTACTTTATTAAATATTTTCTCAGCCAAATTAGATGTCGGACCACCCCACATAGTAGTACCAGTATCTTCTACGTATCTTCTTTTCATTTGACCTAATACAATGTCGGTAGCAATACCCATTTGTCTAAGATTTTTAACAGCTTTAAGTTGTTGATCTGTATATTTGAAATAACCACCAAATCCTTTGCTAAATGTTTTGTTTAAACCTTGAGACATTATCATCTTGCCTATATCTGGAAGTGCAGCAAACGCTACTTTACCCATCATGGCTAATTGCGCCCAGTTTCCTAAGAAATTTGCCATTCTTTTATTAAGAGATGAGGCATTTTCTAAGTTATACATACCCATCATCTTATCTTTTATGTCTACAAAGGATGTAATGACATCATCTACATCTTGTTTAGTCATATTTCTACCCAGATCCTGAGCTAACATTTCTATTTCAAGAACATCTAGTGCATCATCCATATGATGACTACCAAAAGCATCCATAATAGCTGCCGCTGGAGCTACTTTTTGTCTATAATTATTCATGGTTACTTTAGCGTCTAGCTGTAAGTAATCCATTATCTTTTTATTAGGGATATCTATCTTTCTTGACATTAATGTTGTGGTTCCAGATACATATTTACCAAAATTATCTATACCTAAGCCACCTACATTTAAACTCTCTCCATCTTCTGCTTGTCTAATAATGGTTTCCATATCTTCGTTGATTTGTCTTTCAATTCTTGCTTTAAGCCCAGGCATTTGTGCTTGACCAGCAGCTTTAGCTTCTAAAATTTCTTCTCCAGGTTTTTTTTCAACTTCTTTAAATTTAATTTCTTTAGATTTTAATTCTTCAATTTTATCTGCATATTTTTTATCTTTTTTTGATATGAACTTTCTTTCTGGTTTTTTTCCTGGCAATTTTTCATACCATACAACACCAGCATAACCCTCCATGTCTGCTACTTTTTCTATTTGAGTCAATTCTCCAGTAGTTTTGTCTATTCTAGTGTATGGTCTTAATAATTTTTGGTTTTCAGAATAATGTTGAAACAATATTTTTCTAAGTCCCTCTTCATCTTGCATAACTTTAGTTAAATTCCATACTCTAGGAAAGAAATCTTCAAAATCTTCTGGATTATGAAGTCCAGCTTTCTTTCTTTTTTCTTGGTCTTTAACATAACGTTCATGAGTTTCTTTTAATTGTTTTACTTGTTCGTCTAGTTTTTCTTTTTTAATTTTAAGCTCATTAATAGCTTCTTCTGGTATTTTATTAGTTGTTCTAGCATTATTTGATCTAATAATATTACCAATTTCAATAGAGCGATTTTGTTTACTTAGTAATACTTTTTCATAACCACCAGCAGATACATATGCTTTATGTTTTTTAAATATTTCATCAATAAACTTGTTGTAATTGATAATGGCATCAATTGGTTCGTGTAATTCTTTAGGTAACTTCGCTCTGAACTCTGGATCTATTACTCCTCTGCCTATTGCTTCATTGACCTGATCTTCATTTACTACTCTAGCTTTTTGTTTATCTTTACCAGCTTTCTCTAATGCTGGATTAACAACTTTATTTCTAAATACATCTCTAGCTACTAACGATGCCTTAGAAACATTAAATCCCATCCAATTCATAGGATCTTTATTTGACATATTTACTCTGACATAAGCATTATCAATAGCTTCTGTTAATTCTCTAAACTTAGCAGCAAATTCAGTATTAATTCTAACTAAAGCAGAGGGAGGAGCGACCAATCCATGCATAGCCATTCTCATAGGAACACCGTGTGTACCAGCAAGTCTAGTAATCATAGAACCAATGATTGGTGTTGTTTTCATATTTGGAAGTTTCTTTTGAAGATTAATTAACCAGCCATATTGTGATTGAAATTGTGATATTTCAGTAGCCCACATCGGTATATCTTCTGAATAATCCTTAAACTTGTTTTCTCTTAGATCATCTAATGTCTTTTTATTTAAAGCGTTTTGGTATTCAACAGTAGTTTTAAATATAGGATTTGGTCTGTGAAGTGCTAATTCATTTATCCTGTTTTCGTATTCTCCAACAGATTCATTCTTTTTTCTTTTATGAAGCGTGTGCATTTTTTCATGTTTTAATACAAAATCGTACCATTCATCTGGTGTTTTAAACTGTTCTTCTGGGTATGGCTTAACGCCTTTTGTTTTAGCTACTGTCCATGGTTTGTTTTTAAAATCATCTAATATTGCTTGTTTGTTGACGTTTATTTCTTGTTTATTTTTATCAAACCAAGCGTGTTTTACACCACCACCCTCTCTTTTTTTACTTTTAGTAACAATATTAATAGGTGTATCTATAACTAATTCGTCTTTACGGAACCTTGTGTGTCTTAAAATCTCTTTATGTGTCCTAAAGTTTAAATAATCTAACCAATTTCTAAACTCTCCAGCTGGCAATGGATTAACTCCTTTACCATCTGGCTTTAAATATTCTTTATTGTCATAAATAACCTTGATAGATCCTGTATCTCTTTGCATAACACCTGTTCTAGGATTGTATTTAACAAATCTACTTCTAGTATTTGATGTTGTATTAGTTAATTTAGTTATTTGTTGTACTTGTTCTTGTATAGCTTTAACAAATCTTTGGACACCAGTTAAATTATCAAAGTTATTCTGCATTGTTCTTTCTGGGCTATCAAATGCTCTTATTTCTTGTTCCATAATTTCTTCTTTAGTCCATTTTTTAACCACTTCTCCAACAGCCTGTGCTGTTCTTTCTCCAGGAATAAGACCATTTTCTTTTAATCTTTTTTGTAAATAAGCATATGTTTTAGGAGCTTTAGCTTTTAAATCTGCTCTTCCTGTGCCTAATCCATATGATGACATTACAATAGGTTTGTCTCTTGGAATTTTAGCGATAGCGGCATCAATAGCTGCTGCGTTTGAAGCAAAATTAAGGTCTGACATAAACTCATTAGGACTTACTTTAGTAGGAATACCATATGAATTTTTCCAATCTCTAATTACAGCTTGTCCAGATCGTGGACCTCTACCAACACCAGCTAAATTATCTCCAAATATATATGTTTTATTTGGGTCTGGTTTGTCTGGAAAACGATCGACAAATTCTATAGGAACATCTTCTTTTGCTACACTTTTAGCTTTTGTTTGTTTTGTTAAATCAATTACTTCTAATGGTTTTTTAGCAGTTTTTGTTCTAGAAATTGTATTTGCAGTACCTGGCGTACTACCCATTGTGATTGCAATTACTTGTTCTGCCTCGTCTACTATTTCTTGGTTTCTTGCCATGTATGCATTACGAGTATTTGATGCTGGTGGTTTTGCTATATATTCTACGCCTGGTCTATTCTTAGCATAAACTTTAGCGGCTATATCTACGCCTTTGCCTGGAGATTCTCCAGATACTATAGCTTTATGAGGTCCTCTTGCATCTAATTCTTTTGCTACTATTTCATTTACTTCTTCTTGTGTTTTTCCTTTAAAATACTTAAGCCTACTACCTACCACTGCTGTAACTTTATTAGGTTTTATAGGGCTTTCTTTTGATGTTATTTTATCTATTTCTCCTATAGCATCTCTTCTTTGTTCAAAGGTATAAAAATCATCCATGGTTTTATCTGTAATTGTTCCATGAGAGTATAGAGTATTTAATTCATCTGTCTTTTTTGCTTTAAGAGTAGCTATAAAATCTCTCATTTTTTGAATTTCTATACCTAAATCTTTTTCAAGTTTAATTGTATCAGGAGCATCAGGTACTAATTCTTCTTTAAACTTTGTAAGAGGTTCATTACTCATTTGGTCAATTTGTTTTTCCATATATCTAGGAATAGGAATATCTTTATCTGTAAATGCTTCTGACCAGCTTTCCGCTTTTCTTAAAAAATTTGGATCGTCTAGTTTTTTATCTATTGCATCTAATTCGTGTAATTCTTTTCTGATAGCTTTACCTTGTTTTACATGGTCTCCCATAATGTGTTTAAATCTAGCTTCTTCAACTTTATTAAATCCTAGTTTTTTAAAATTAAAACCTTTAAAACTTGGTTGTACGTTGTTTTGCTCGTTAATAATATTTCTATATTCTTTTAATAATCCCTTATTTTTCAATGCTTTAGCTAACTCTAACTGCCCCTCTCTTGTTGAAAATATTTGACCCATTCTCATATGCTCATCCATTACTTCTGGAGCAGTTTTGACAACGGATCTAGGTGTTCTTTGGCTTAAGTCTAAAAAGGTTTTTGTTTTTCTACCAATATCACTTTCTCTTAGCTTTTCATATACATCTTTAAAGACATTGTTTATTTCTATTAGATTATTATCTCTTTCTGTTGGCACATATTTATTTTTGTTAGTAGTAATAGGACCCTCTACTAAGTCCATGTGAGGTTCATAATCTTTTGGGCTATAAATTAAATGATTGTTAGTATGAGCATCTAATTCTCTATCTGCTGTGTGTAAACCAGACTCTGTATGATCTACTTTATTCATGTTTTCAACCTGAATATCAGGCTCACTCATGTTTTTCATGTCAGGTTCGTTATTGTTTTTATTTACAGTGCCTCTAAATCCTCTCCCACCTAATGCAGCAGTTAATCCACCACCTAATAAAAAAGCTCCTCCAATATAAAATGCAGACTCTTCTGCTGTTGATGTAGGATCTAATGGTCTTCTTAAAAATTCAGTAGCAGCAACCGATCCACCTACTACAGCACCACCTTTTATAAATTTATGTGCTATTCCTAGCCCTTTTACGTAAGGTAATGCAATAAAGTTGATTGGATCGAACACACCAGCCATTAAAGCCGGTCCAAATTGTCTATCAGTTGCTTCTAATCTTGCTCTAGAAGCTAAATGATTGTCAATTTTTGCTTTTAAATACTCAAAATGCTCTCTAGTTCTTACATTTTTCCATAAATGACGGTACTTTTCATAGCCTTGGTCCTCTAAATAAGGATTAAAATCCATTTCTGGGTCTTGTTGCCACCATTGTTTAGTGCCTTGAAACCATGTATTAGTAAATTCGTTGTCATCTAGTACTAATCCATGCCACCATAAACCTAATTCATCTGATACATCAGCCCAAAACCCATGGTCATAATTAATATCAGATTTAACAGTTGACCTAATTGGTCTATAAGTACCAGTGTAAGAAGAAAGGCTATCCCAAATATCTTCTCCTGTTAATTCTTGTTCTTTTTGTAATGACTCGTATAATTGATTGTTTCTTTGAGTATGTAAACCTGTTTCTCCATGAGTATCATAGAGTTTCATTGGATCAATTTCTTCTCTAGTATATTGTTCTTCTAAATCACTCATTTGGAATACCTGGATTTATACCATCTAACCACCAGTTTGTATGAGGGTTTGATCTCCAATAATCAACAGTTTCTTTAAATCCCTCTGCCATATTACGTGCATCCATTCCATCTTCAAACGGAATATATCCTACATTTACACCTTTATCTTTAGCATGTTGCATTGCTTCTTCGGTGTTCAATAATTTTCTCTCTCCATTTATAACTACTACATGAGGGAATACTATCCAGCCAAGGTCAGGGTCTTGTTCTGCTCCTAGCAAAACTGTACTTTTAGATCCTTTGTTGAAACTTGTTCCAGATGGAGTTATATATTCTTCAGTGTGTACGTATTCAGGAATACTTGGGTCATAAGCATCTACTAAAAATTCTGGGAGATCATACATCCCTGGCTCTCTGTAATATCCTAAATAAGGTAAACCATGATCGTTTTCCCAAAGATTGTTGCCATCTAAAGCATTAGCTATGTATCGGCTATTTGCACTAGACATAGTAAACAGACCCATACCAATTGCTGCTCTTGCTTGCCAAGGAAGTTTTGAATTTTTCATTCCTTCATAAGCAAGTTTTGCTTTTCTTGTAACATTTGTTATAGTTTTATATTTGATACCTGTTTTACTAAGCGCCCAATTAATCGCACGTTTTCCCGCATCTTTTACAGCACCTACACCTCTATACATTCCAGGAGCTGCTACACCAGCAGCACCAGCAAATAATGTTTCTTCTGTTGTTTGCCATGGATCAGGAATGATATCAGCTAAACCGTGTTTAAGTTGTAGATATTCACTAGAAGCCCAATACGCCCAGCTATCTATGTCTATTTGTTCTTGGTTTATTGGAGTTCCGTCATGTTTTAAAAATTCTTTATCTACTAACATTTTTCTAAATTCAGAGTTACCAGTTACTAGATTTCTTTTTGCTGGAACATAATATTTAGCTAAATCTAATATAGCTTTTGATCCGTCTGGATTTTGTATGTAATCAATACTTCCGTTATCATTAACTTTCCCAACATAAAATTGTGGAAATTCTTGTGCTGCGCCAGTAGGTACTAATTTTATTCTACCCATGGTTCTAAATTCTTCATCAACAAATTGTTGTACAGTTAATCTCCCTTGTCTAAATGTGCTAAAAAATCCTGGTTTATCAGCTGTCCAAAATTTATCATAATGACCTATTTTAATTCTAGGATCTTTGGAAATCATCATGTTTATAAGTGGAATAGCATAATCTAAATTCCATTCTTTATTAATTTCCCATCGTTTAGTTTCTCTATTAAAACTTGGCAACATATATTTTTGTGCTGATCTATGTCGTGCAATATAACTCTCTCTATGTATGCTATCTCTTGCACGTCTATTGCTTGGATTGTGAATATAACCGTCTTTAATTAAAGCATATTGTTGGTCTACTGTTGCTTCTTGTTTATAGATCCAATTTTTTAAATCAAAATTACTTAATAATGTTTCTGTCATAACATTACTTTGTACTTTTTTTAGTATCAAATTATATCTTGATGCCATTCTCATTTCTGATGCTCCAGGACTCATAGTTTGATAAATACCAAAAACACCTTTTTTTAATGCCGCTGCATCTGTATAGCCTAACTTTGAAGCAATTTCATCATCATTTAAGTCTGTTCCTCTTGCTCTTCTATCACTAATGTCAGTATACATTCTGCCTAAATCTTCTATGCTTACTACTCCGCTTTCTATCATTTCTGTAAATACAGTCATGTCATGTCCTACTTCATCTCCAAAATGGACTACTAAAGCGTTTTCTGCTGTTCCTTTATGAGTGTAGTTTTTTAAAGCTGAGAAAAACCCATTGTCATAAAATTGTCTTATTTGAGCTGGGTCAAAATTAACAAAATTATTTTTTATAAGTGATTGCATTTTAGGGTCCATCTTTTGCATATAAGTAGCTAACCATATTTGATATTGTGGGTCTGTTGCGGCATTACCTACACCAAGATTTTTTCCTGTTGTTTGATTGTATTTATCAATATATCGTTTGTTAGCAAGGACATTCATTTTGCCTAATTCTTGTTTTGTATAATCTCTATCTTGAAATCCAGCATCTCTAGTTGCAATGGAAGCATTGGTTAAATTAATTCCCTCAATAAGATCATCTTGACCAGTAAGTAATGATTTTAAATACGCTGAACGCCTATTAAAATGAGCAAGCATTTTAGTTCTCATTTCTGGATTTTGTAATGTATCGTGTACTTGTTGTTTAGTTAAAGTTGTTCCTGATTTATTAACCATGTCGTAAACATTATATGAATCTACGCCTGGAATAGGATTAAGTAAATTTATTATTGCCTGTGTATTTTTTAAATCCATAGAAACAATGGTTGGATCTTTGTAATCTTTTGTAGTTAAAGTATTTGTTAATTTAAAAAATGATACTATACCAGCTACATCTTTCATTCTTTGAGCATGATTAGTACTAGTTGCTTCTTTTATATTTTTTAATTCTATTCCGTTTTTATAATGCTCATTCAATTCATCTATAAGTTTTGTTGCATCTCCTCCTGATTCTGCTGTATTCCATATTTTTTCAGTAAGATTGCTATGTCCATTGTCCCAAAGCTCGTTATCTCTTCTATTTTTTTCAGCTAAAAAAATGTTTTGTACTCTAGCTCCTCGAGTAATTATATGTTTTTCAGCATCTGCTCTTAATAAATTACTAACAGTATTTGGTAATTGTTCGTATATAGCTTCATGTTTTTGTAGAGTTTTAGCTGAAAACATCTCCATAGTTTCAAACATATCTTCTGATTCATTAGCCTGAGTTTCGGTTATTTGAGTTAAATCGTTGTCTAATTGATTAATCCAATTGCTAGCTAAGATTTTTTTATAAGCCAACATTCCACTCTCCCCTACTATCTTGCCCTCTGGCTGGATAACATGAGTCATTTCTACAGTTTCTGTTTGACCATTTATTTCAACATCTACTGGCTTTTTATCATAACTAATCTGACTTGCTAACTCAGTAGCATTTTCTACGTTTCTTAATTTTAATTCATCCGTAATCATGGTGGTTAAATCAGTACCTAATGCTGACCAATTTTCTGCTATTTGTCGTTCAGATTGTGCAGCTTTTGAAATACCAGAATGTGCAGATACACTTATTTGAGATGTATAATCTACTGCTGGCTGATATGTTTTAATTTTTGCCATTATTTATTCCTCTTAAATAAGTTATCAATTCCTACATCAGCTGTAGAAAATACTTTACTTTCACCAAATACACTTGCAGTTTCTCTAAAGCCTTTAAGTAATCCTTTAGTAAGTGTAGATTTTTTCGTAGAATCTACTGCTTTTCTTCCAATTACTTTATCTTGTGCTTCCCATATATTGTTCAACACAGCATTTAAACCTTGCGCTCTTAGTCTAGCTTGATCTTCTTTATATGCTCTTGTAGAAGCTGCCGCTAAAGCCTCATAAGATGCTGAGCTTATTTCCATGCCACTCGCTCCCATTGCAGTATTCATACTGCTTAATGATGATATATATGCCCTGGTCCTGTCGTTTTGTTTTTTCTGATAAGCTAGTCTTTCATCTTCTGCTTTGTCTCTAAGTCTTTTTTCCTGTAATTCAAATCGTTGCTTTTCATATTCAGCAGCCCTTAAACTAGCTGATGTTTCATTGACATTAGAAAATATACTTAAACCCATTCCTATAGTTCCAAGGTTATCGTTTAATATACCTCCTATTTTCCCTATATTTCTTACTGCTCCCATTGCATTGCCAGCACTAAAAAATCCGCCAGCTGAACCAGCCCCCCATGCCGAACTAGCATTAAATAAAGAAGCAGTATTAATCATACCTACTCCCATAGATGAAACCCATCCTGTTGAAGAACCAGCTAACCATCCTCCAGCTGAACTCATTCCGGTTGATATTGCTGTCATAGTTACTGGATCACACATTAGTAATAAATCTCCTCAGTTATCGTTAATACTCTCATAGGCAAAGGTGCAGATTGAGTTATAGATATAAATGGTTTTGTGCTATATCCTAAAAAATGCACTTCCTTTTGTCCTGTGAATGCTGTTAAACCTGTTGATGTATCAAGATCAGATACACTATTTACATAAACATCTTTAGTGTTTACTTTCAAATTGTATGTATTTTCTAATTCAAATATTGCTTTAGCAATTTTACGAGGAGCGCCAGTTAGCGTTGCTACAGATCCTGAAGACTTAACTTGTACGTCTGTAGGCATAGTATCAGCTTGTACTGTATAATTTAGCCCTATATCTATTGCAGTTGCGACACTATCCAATACGACAACACCACCGCTAGTAACAGTTCCATCTCCATAATAATTAATGTCTGTTGCTCCCTCTGTAGATCCAGATGTTCCATATACTGTTAATCCTCGCATATCAGGAGCAGAATTCAAGCCAGACCAAGTTTTTGAAAAAGTAAACCTAAGCTCAACATTGTCAGATGTACTAACAGCAGCGTTAAGCGTAATGCTATATTCTCCAGATGTCGAAGTAGTAGCAACAGCATTTATAGTGTATTCTGTGCCTGTACCGGCAAACTTGAATTTCTCTCCTACTTGAGGAGCATTGGTAAATCCATCAGCAATTAAGCCAGTCGAACTACTAGTCGTTCCTTTTGTGAGGGGGGAACCGTGGGGTTGGTAGCTCGCTGACAAGGTCTTTGTGACCGTCATATCCGTTGGTATATCAAAAGATGTGCTTGCTAATTGTTCCAGATAATAAACTGTAGCTGAGTTAATAGTTCTTTTTACAGAAACATAGATGTTATTAGTGGTACAAGTAACGGATTCAAATGTTCCATCTGTTGACCAAAGCATCCAGCCAAATATTTTTTGCGCCCTTTGTGCTGAAAATACAGCTAAAGTTCCATCTCCGCTATTAACCACAAAATAAAATTGTTCTGTTCTATCTGGAAGAGAGTCAATGCTTGCAGTATCAGTAGGTGTGGAAAATAAATGAGGAGCTAAAACATTAATCAATGCTGATTGATAAGCTTCTCCAGATGGGTCATATAGGTATTCTCTTATATTAATTCCATTATTTTGTATAAAATTCGTAGTTCCATTATACGATCTAGGCATTCCTTTTTGTTGAACACCGTAATTGGATTGTTTTTTTATCTGAATATCTGATGGTGTAATCGCTTTTCCTATAGGTGGTTTTAAATAAAACTCTCCTCTACTAGTTAATATTTCTATATTTTGATTAGAAATAAGATGTCTTATTTCATTGATTTGATTAGAAGCTATTTGGATCTGTACAGAATCTGCATCTTCTCCATCTCCTACATCAAAATTAAAGAATTGGCTAACTTTACTTGCCTGAATACCATCTGGAAGATTGGTAACTCCTCCAAAAAATAACCTTTGTTCATGGAAACAAACAGCTTTTGGATAACCATTTACAGGACTCATTACTTGTTCATCCCAATCTCTAGTAGCTGGATGTCCAGATATAGTAACTCTCACACCTCCTCCGTCTACAGATTCAGTAGCTGTATCGCCTGAAGCGGCAGTAAATTGGTAATGATTGTCGTCTACTACGGTAATAGTTTTAGCTCCATTTAGGTTTGAGAAAGCTAACCCATTTCCATCTGTATCAAATATATCCTCTGTTCCAGCTATAGTTACAGAAGCCCCTGTAGAAAATCCATGACCTACATGGGTAACTACTACAACACCTGAGCCAGCTGATGTAGCAAATGGGTCTTCATCTAATTCCATAATTGGTACTTCTTTAAGTGTTGCTGTAACGGTTGTGGCGTTAGTATATGCTGTAATATCAAGCTCAGCTCCCATATATCGTATGGTTGTGCCTACATATGCTGAAGTAAAATAATCAGCTGAAGAAGTACAAGTAACATTAGTATCTCCTTTAGTAATAGAGTTAATATCTAATGTAATTGTATCAGCGGCAAATTTAAAATAAGGTTGATAAGTTTTTTCTGCATTTACGCTACTATCAAAGCTTAATGCTGCCGATGTAAAAGTCGTAGCTCCTGTTCTGGTAATAACTCTTGGCATGAAATCTTCATGTGCCACAATCATTACATCTTTTTTTTGTGCTACATTTAATTCAAATAAATCTGCTGTATCCCAAGGCTGTGAAGTTAAAGTCTGAAGCAATACTCCAGCAGTAGAATATATCTTTAGAACAGTATTTTGAAAGGCAAAGATATACTCTTGATCTCCTGAAAATATAAAAGATTCTAATCTACTCTCTGCTCCTAAATCTGCTCTAAAATAAGTTCCAGGTCTTCTTTCTACTGGTCCTTGGTTTCTGCAAATAATGTTCCGAGCTTTCTGTAATCCATCCCCATAAGCAGCTTGATCGTTACGTGCTATTAGTTTGGGGTCTAATTCGCCTGAATGAAATGATGATAAATGTCGTCTGGTACTACCCATCTATGAGCTAACAGTGGCTTTAATTGTTCCTAAAGACCCTGTATTCCTCCTATTTCTAAATCTGGTTAAGTCTACTTTTCTAGTTGTTTGTGCTTGTGAATCTTGAGCTTTTGCATAAGCAAGTTGTGCGATTGCTCTATTTTGATACAGCACAGATAAATTATCATTTCTAGCAATTGCTCCAGCAAATAAGGAAGCAAGTTCAAAGACTAAAGCCTGTTTAAAATAAGGGGGAAAGTTAGCTTCTGATGGTTGAAAGGTGTAATCAGCTACTACTGTATCAGTAGAAGAAGCATCACACAGTATATCTTGTTCATATCTGTCATATTCAATGACATTGTCGTTTACGGTTACAGTATGGATCAACATTGTGCCAGTAGGTACAGCATATTTTGCAGACCATCTAGCTGTTGGTGCCGAGGCATTTCTAGACAATTGTGATTGTTTTGTAGCAAATCTCCAACGACATCTTGTCAATAGATTTTCTAAGGTAGATTCGTATAATTGACCAGCTACTAAGGATTCTGTTGTATTAGAAGTGAAGTCAGAGATAGTGTTAGCTCCTACTAGAACCAATGCTTTGCTACATATATCGTACTTACTATCACTCATAATTTAAGTGAGGGAGAGGATAAACAAGGAAACTCTCCCTCTGAAACATTATGTTCCGTTAGTGCAAGTTACAGTTGCAGCTCCTGTTGCAGATGAAACAATCAATACATCTACAGTTGCAGTACCACCAGTGGCACCTACAGCTAAGATAATATCAAATTGTTTAAGGTCATCTGTCGAGTTATTAAAATAACCAGAACCAGCAATTGTACTTACAGCGTCAGTACTGTGATAAACGAATAAGTTTTGATCACCAGCACCAGCTATCTTTTTCAAGTTAGTTGCATCTAAAGCCATGATATCCTCCTTATTCTGCGATTATACATTGTATCATACCGTTTCCGTCTATTTCGACAGCTCCAGCACTAAAGTACGATGTAATCAAGTTACTGACCTTTTCAGGTACATAGTTCATTTCTGTCCTAACATCTGAACCAGTTGCCAAGCCAATAGCACTACTGTGCCAAGCGTGACAATCACGGTTGCTAGATGCAACAGTTAATCCCGAATGTGTGAACCACAAGAATCCTAACCAACGCTTAGCGGTCATGCCACCAGCATAAGGTAGGTCTGCTTCTCCCACATACTCTGCTCTACTGAATTGATCTATTTGTAATAGGTCAGCCCAGCCAGCAGGCGAAACAACAAAATATCTTTGTCCGTCATCTGGAACATCTGCTCCACCGAATGTTTCGTACACAGTTAAAGCTTTAGCTAGTGTTAAACCAGCAGAGCCGTGTGCGATATTCGCTGAGTTAGATCCAGCGTCCATGACATCAATAATTAATTGGTCCATTTTACGTCCTAGAGCAGCCGCAGCAGATTGCGCCAACACCTGTCTCTCGTCTATGTTAGTTTTGAGTTCATCTAAACTATCGACATAGTCGGCAGCATAGTAATCGCTCAATGTAACATCAACAGTAGAGTGTGTGACTTCCATAGTATTGACTTGACCGTGTCTAGATTTAGTAGACGCTGATCCTTTGCCAACCTTTTGGAATCGTGCTTGGTTACCTACGACATTATTAGTTTGTCTAACGGTATTCTTCAGTTTGGAACCCATCCTCTGGTAAGCCATGTGGACTTCTGCTTCAAACTGCTTAATAAACGCATTAGAAATTTGCGTAGCCATATTAAGCCTCCAAATTGTTAATATTAAACTAACAGTTGTCCTTTTCTAGCTTATCTCGGTTGTCCATATAGGACCGATATCCCCTAAAATGGGCTGTATATCTTTAGATACCCTATGTATCTTCTTATAAAAATACAAAACTTTAGTTGATTTGACAAGTATTTCTTCCTTTTTAAAGTTAAATCCTAGCCATTTTAACCATTTTATGTTCCTTTTATGCTCAATTGAGATGTAATTGTGTACAAAATTATAATCAGCAAGGAAATAATCTGCCCATTTTTTTGTTCGTTTTGTGAAATAAAACCAATTTTTATCTAAATCTTTTGAAGATAACATCCATACTGTACCTTTTTTTGGATCATGAGCTGTTGATATAACGCCAAACATAGCTACTACATTCCCGTCATCTAGTACTGTATAGGTATTAACATTCTCTCTGGTATAGCGAAAGGGAGCAATGAGTGCTTCTAAAGGGGTGTTACCCATTGCTGCCACTTCAAATCTATCTAAAGGTCTTAATTTAAAAGCTAAATCAAAAGCATGGTTTGGTATAGATTTTTCTACATATAACACTAGACTTTGCCAGCATTATTTAACCTAGCCCAAGCATCATCTACTTTTTTAACATAGTCACGATCTCTAAATCTTGAGTCAAAATAACGTTTATCGTTCATCATTTGTTTCACATCAGCAACAGTTAATTCTCTCTCTGGCTGTGCTACTTGTTCTGATCTTGTCATTTGTGATTTGCCCATGTCCATGATTCTTTCTAATGCTGATATTCCAGTAGCACTAGTACCTAACGTATTTGCTATTAGCTCAAATTCTTCTGGTGGAAATTGAGATTTAGCATAATTAGTTACAGCATTTATTCTGTCATTAGCATTTTCTCCTAATTTTTCCATTTCTCCATCTAAATTTGGTCCAGAATTCATGATGATATCAATCCATTTATTAATACCCTCTTCGTATTGATCTTGGGACAATCCAAATTCTTTACATTTTTCTTCCCACCATTCAGTCATTGGGTTTTCTTTTACCATTTCTTCGGTAATTCCCTCTACTAATTTAGGTAATTCATATTTTTCAGGTACTAATTCATCAGCTTCCCCTTTCAGTTCAGCTAATACTGCCTCTTTCATTTCATCTTTTTTACCAGTAGCAAACTTTTCTAGATTGTTATAAGACTTAATCATGTCGTCTTGTCTTAACTCTCCAGTCTCTGCATTCCAAAATTTTTCTGGTATATGCTCTGGTCTTTCTGCAATTGTTTCACGTGAAACATCTTCAGTTTGTTGTGGTGCTTCTTCAGTAGAAGCTGGTGCTTGTTCTTCAGCCATCTTGTTTCTCCTTTACTGTGTTTTGTGATAGACCTTTGTTTACTCTTCTTTGGATCAAACCCACCAAATAACGTTGTCCCTCTAAATGCCTTAGCTGTGAATCAGATATCTCTGGTCCAGCTACTGCTTCGAGAGTCAATGCTTTAAGGTGTTTTAAGACTTCAGCCCCTCCTGGGGTATTGAACAAAGCGTAAAACAAAGTATTTAAGTTCTCCTCAGCTTTTGGTTCTCGTTTAACTCCATCTAAACCAATTAGCATATTGGGCTTTTTCTCTGTCATAGTTACTCCTATTGAGGAGGTGCCTCCTCTTGTTGTTGCATTTGTTGTTGTTGCATCATCTCTTGCATTTGCTGAGCTGCTGCTTGCATTTCCTCTGGAGATCGTATTAATTCCTCTGGAATGCCTAGTTTTTTAGCCAAATGTTTAGCAACTTGGTCTTGTTTAATGAGTATATTCATCAATTCAGGACCCACTCTGCCTTGTATTAAAGCTAAAAATCTGTCTAAATTTGCTACATCTTGTTGATTTTGTGCCTGTGCCAATGGAGATGAGGATCTAACTTTAACTTCTCTGCCATTGATAATAGGAATTTGTATTCTTCCTTGCTTTTTAAGTATATGCACAACTCTCTGTAGCACTGGTGTTACCATTTCTGACTGTAATCTGCCAAATGCAGCGCCAATTTGTCTTGATAAATCTGCTTGTCTTTCAGCTACCTCAGTAGCAGACATAGGTGTTTTCTCGTTTGGAGTACCTAACATATCGTTATATAAGGCTTTTTTAATATTGTTCCTCATATCTCTGATAACCAAATCAGATACTTGGAAATTACCAGCTGGTGGTATTGGTGTTAATCCTTGTGACCCAGCAGCCTTTGGTATAACGGTTCCAGGGATTAATTGGATATTATCAACATTGATAACGCCATCATCTTCTACCTGATACATACCTGAGATTGCCATTTGAGCGTTTTCTAAGATTAATTCTACGGTTAAGTTAGCTACTTTGATAGCTGGTAAGGCTAATTGTAATGGTCCTCTACCATATACTTCGCCAGCACATTTGCTCCAGCGATATACAACATATGGGTTAGATCCTAGACCTTTATACATTTCTGTATAGAGTTTATCTTCAAATTCTTTAGCAATAGCACAGAAATGATACTCTTCTTCCTTAGTGTTAAAGTAATTTCTATACACTACTTCAATAATTTCACATTCTTTATCTGGCTGTTTCTCCATAGCCATTAACAGTTTATCCCCAAAAGTAGCTCCTGGGTAAGCAACAGCTAATTCGCTCATTTTAATCATTCTTTTTCTAAAAATATGGTCAACTTTGTCGTCATGTCCTGAAGTCATGTAAATATGTGGTAGGGGTACAGCTTTAAACTTAACAGGGTTGGTAGCATCTCCCTCTTCTACTAGCAATACCCCTGTGCCTAGAGCGATATCTAGGAATGATTCGTGTATTTCTTGTGAAAAGTTAGAATTCTGTAGTATTTCAAAGACATAATCCGTTACATCGTCAAGCATTTGATTGACTTCTTTCTCTTGTTCTTTAGGAATCTCGCTTCCAGCTACAAAATCAGCCCATCTGGCATAGTTTGGTACGATTCCAGCCTGTAATCTAGAGGCAAATTCTTGTACTCCGACTACTGCTGTCTCATCAAAGATGCGATCCGTACGTCTTCTGCCTGGAGTTTCGGTATAAAAGCTTTCTCTTTGTGGTAAAGCGTACTCATAACACTCTTCAAATACACCATTCCATTGATCTTTAAGCATTCTAGCGTATTCATAGCGTTTAAGTAGCTGTCTAACAGGGTTACTGCTGTAATCTATTTGTGCTTCTGTTTTAACTTCTACTACCATTATGCGCCTAATGTTTTTCTAGAGAGCATTTGTTGATCTAAAGCAAACCCAGCGCCTCCTTTAGCACCCATAAGTAAGTTTCTGCCGCCAAATTTAGTAGCGTATTGAGCTACTCTCTTTTCAAATAATTCATTTTTTAACTGAGTAGCTTCTCTGTTAGCTATCTCTCTTTCTCTTTTACGAATAGCTTTACCTTGCACATCTTCCGTTACAGGTGGAGGAGGTGGTATGTTAATGCTTGGGCTACTTCCTCCAATACACATTATTTTCTTCTCTCATATACTCTCTTTGGTTTTAAATCAAAGACATTAAATTCTTTTTTAGCTATTCTAGGTTTAGCATTTTTTGTCCCTACGGTCAATTGTCTTCCCTCCCCAGCGCCCAATAACATATACTGTAGAGCGTCATGTATATGTGAAAACCTGTTCTTGCAAGGTTTTTCTTCATAGCGTTCCCCTGATACTTGTAGTCTTCTGTAATGATATCCTCCATCAAAACCTCGTATAATGTTAGTACATTTAGGATCTATCAATATTCCAGAATCCCCATCTATCATTCTTTGCAACGTAACATTAACTGCTTCTAATCTCAACATAACATCGTTACTTGGAGCTGGTCTTGCCGTGATTCCACGCCCTCTAAGTATCTGAAATGGGGTAGATTCGTCTGTTTGCGCTCTATGATCGCCAGCTGGATCGCCAAATATCACAAAGTTTTTAGGTAAATACTCTGCCATTTTCTGTTTCATAAGGTCTGAAAAGCGTAATATACCCATATCTTCAGCTACAAGCTCATCAATAATGAGCCATCTGCCCCTAACTCTCTGCCCAAATACACAAGCTGGGGTCAATCCAAAGTCAATCCCTACGTAAATAGGAGCTTCTTTCATGATTGCAACATCCGATCTAGCTACATGGACATCCTTTCTAAACATCTCATAGACTGGTTTACCATCCTCAATTTGTCCTAGTTTATTGAGTACATAGACATCAATCCATGATTTAGTTTTACCTCGTATAATATTTTTATAGTATTCAGGGGTAAGGTTTTTACCATTTTCTTTATCTGGATTCTCATCATATTTTTCAAATTCTTTGTCTTTGTTAAACACTTCTGTCATTGCTGGAGGCTGATTAAAGAAGATCCAATTGTCTGGTTTGACTAACATCTTAGCCTCCTGTTTGGTAATATAATCAGGAATTACAGTCTCTCCAGCTAATATAGCCCACCAATGATCCGTATCTGGAGGGTTAGTATCAGCTATAACACCATACCAGCTAGGACCACCATCTCGCATACTAGGATAACGTCCAACCCGCATAGTACAAGCATCAACGATTGACTTAGGTATCTCTCTTGCTTCATTGATCCACACTCCTGTCAATTCTAATGACAATAATTTCTTTACATCTTCTGGTCTATCTAAGGCTAAAAAGATAACTTCAAGCTCAATATCGCCTTTTTTTATCTCATGAGTATAGGGAACCGACCATTTGAAGTTGCCCCAATTTTGCTCAGGCATCCAATCTAACCATGTTTTAATGGTAGTTGTTTTAAGTTGTGGATTGGTATTTCTAATAACCGCCCACCTAGATCGTCTCTTTCCATCCTCCCCAGGCTTCTGCTCAATGGCTCTTCTTAGTATTTCAATACAACATGAAACTGATTTACCTGATCCAACAGGTCCCCTCAATCCCCTGAAAAAGGAATTGTCTTTCATGAATTGTTTGATTATCTCGCCATCTGGCTTATAGCTTAATGATACCATCGTCTGTAACTACCCTTTTATTGGTTACCATTTGATACAATTGTTCTAATGTCTCTGGAGTAAGCGTCTCAAGGACCTTATCAGCCTCATAATCGCTTACAAATTCTTTTGGGTAGTCTTTCATGTACCGAAGTTTAACGGCTTGTCTGAGCTTCTTAAGACCGTCAAATGAGTATTTATTAAGTTTCTCTATGGAGTGTGCCATTACTTGAGGTCAATATTGATGGAAAAATCGCCAGATACAATGTGTTGGTTCTTCTCAGCTGGTTTAAATCCAGCACGATCTAACAAATCTTTGCTCGCCTCTAGCTGAACATACTCACTTTGAGCAGAATTAGAGAGTCTAAGTACGCTATTTAGGGCTTTATGGCTAGAATAACCAATCTTATTGCGCACTTGTTGTAGATAATATTCCTGTACTTCTGGCTTATGCAGTAGTTTAGAGGCATTGACACGAGCTGAATTGCCTTTATAACCAATTTCTTTAGCGGCATCCGTGATCGTACAATTTTTTTCAATTAAAATTTTGACTAGTTGCTTTGCTTTCTCTGGTAATGGTTTGGATAATTGCTTCATTGGTTGTCAATTAGCTCCTTAGCCATGAATGTAGCCTCTTCTCTGGTATAACCTTTGAGCATTTTCATCTCAATATAGTCTTTAACCTTAACGTTTCTCTCTTGCCTTTGTAATTTATCCTCGTTTTGAATAATTTTTTTGGCTCTTTTTAGGTTTTTTTCTATACTCATTTGCCATTAATAGCCTTGATATGCTCTGTATTTGCTTTTATCTTTAACCTTAATGCCATGTTTTTTGTGCAATTGTCTCATTTTAGCGTAATATCCCTCTAAATCTCCAGCTTTGGTAGTATGAGTGGTTACCTTACCAGTAGATGATTTAGGTCCAGATCCTTGCCATTCTCCATCTAATTTCCATTGTTTATTTTTTTTATCAAATTTTGGCAAATTATACTTTGATGTATCCCAGGGCTGTTTGTTTTTAGTAGTATAAGCACCTTTTATCTTAGGAGTGGTATTGGTTAATCTTTGAGTATTGGTCATCATATCAGAGTATGAGGAAATTAAAGATTGACCTGTTGGTCCTTGAAAGGCTTTAGCGTTTTTCGCCATTTTTTCAGCCGTGTTCTTAGCTTTATTAAATCCAGCTACCAATTGTTGTCCTGTAGGCTTTTTAAAACCAGATTTTTCATAGAGCGATTTGATATGAGATCCATAGAGTTTCATACCCATTTTATTAAACATCGCTTGTGATGGGTTTGGTTGAGTAAATTTTTTCTTATTGGATCTAACGGTATCAGCTGTCCTTAAGCTTGCTCCTAACTCTAGAATTCCTTTCTTTATACCAGCTTGAGTTGAAGTCTTTATCAAACTCTTTTTAGCTGATTCATCCCATGCTCCATATCCTGTTCCTTTTGGCATAATTATTTACCTCTCTTCTTAGTAGGTCTACCTCTTTTCTTACCATATGTTCCTGGTCCGCTTGGCATACTCTCTTCTCCTTAAAAATTTTTTTTAAAGCCGTTTTTATTCGTCTCTCTCTTGTTGTATCACAATTGTGTGGGAAAAGTCAAAGACCTTGAAAGAAAATAATGCGAGGGGAGGACCCCTACTATCGTAGTGGCTTCAGTTTTTGAACCCCTACCCCCTGGGTAGTGGCAAAAACAATCAGAAAAAGTCACGAGGCAAGCTCGTGTCATATTAATCTGGGACGAGCCCAGATGATGATACGACAAATCAGGGTACGATGAGAGGAAAGGGAGATATATATTCCACGAGTCTAATGACAATGCAACCTTTTAGTTCACGTCTTCATTGGTTCCCCCACATTCCTCTCACTCTATTCGTATCCTAAGTGTGTGTGTGTCACGTACATTTGTAACCTCGATTAGTACCTCTTTCATTCACGAGGAATGTACCACCCCCAATTCAGTCTGTGAACGAAAAGGACATGATTATTCTTTTGCATTTCGCATTGCCATTAGACATCGTGGAATAGTCAAAGATATAGTAAATAGAATATTTACTGTTAATTAAAGTTATGGAGGTTAATCATGACTAAACAACAAAACACTAAACCAGATACTGCTAATTCAAGTGTTACTATGTTTAATGGTAATCCTAAAGAAAAGAGTATCATGGCTAAACCAATATTCACAAAGATGGTAGAAGATGCTGATACGATTAAAGCCAATGACGGTAAAAAGATATCAGAGGAAATAGCATCTGAATATTGTTTTATGTGGGATAATATTCCAGCTCAATTAAGTATGACATTTGAGGGTAAGAAACCAGCAATGGTGTACTTTATTGAGAAACAGATGGACGTATGTGCGGAAACTGTATGTCAATTATCAACTAATATAGATTGGCGTAATGAACAGATTGCAAGGTTATCAAGTGATGAGGGTGGATTTACTACTCAAGTTAGTGATAGCGATGAAATCACAGTTAATAAAATCCGTGACCATGAACGTGCTATTGAAACTCTTAAAGAGAATATAGACCAAGTTAATTATCTTGGTACTCTATTCGCTAAATTGGGTAAAGATATGTGTCTACCAGGTATCCATTTAACTAGTAAATTAGATAGATGGAACTCATATGAAAATAGTATGACACATAAGAATAGCGTTCATGCGATTAAGAAAAGAAAACGTAAGTAAACAGTAGCTCAAGCACATATAAGCAACGAGCTAATTGTAAAAGGTAGTAGACTACAGGATGTGGTCTACTATCTACATTTTTTTTATTATCCCCACTCCTAAACTTTTATGCTGGGTTGAGGGATATTTCATACAATTAATTGGAGGATTAGAAAATGTTATATGAAAGAGTAGAGATATTAGGTTACTTAAAAGAAAAAATCACAAAACTTAAAGAAGAATGTTTAGAACAATTACCATATAAACACAAGACTACAACTCTTGATTCAAATGCAAGATGTTCTCTTTCTTATCATCAAGGTTATCGAGATGGCGTTGAGAGATCGCTTTCCTGGGTACGAGTGTGTTATACCACCGACCGTGATCGCTTGCAAGATGAAGAAGATAACATGTACTTAGACCATTTGAGAAAAAGATGTCTTGATGCAAATAATATGAGTAAGGAAGATTGTATCAAATATCTTAAAGATAAGGGATTGTGGAAGTATCCTAAATAAACTCCCAGGCTGATTGTCTGGAGTATCTGTGGGATAGATAGTTACGGCTAAAACTTCCATACGTTGAAAGCGAAGTCTATCTATCCTTAATGAATTAATAGGAGATGTAAATGGAACAAGTGGATATCTTTGGTAACGTTGAATGTGAACGAGTAAGAGCAATAAAAAGTCTTAAAGTTTATGAAAGAAAGATCAAAACTTATGGAACAGATTGGATTTCTGTTCAACCAAAGCTTAAAAAAAGAAAACATATGTTTACTTATACTTACTGGTACAACGTACAAACTAAAATGTTAATGGCTATTCCTACTGAGAAAGCTTTTTATACAATGATTGGTAAGTTTGGTATTGATGAAGCCAATAATTTATACAAAGAATTAGGTAGAATTTTTGGTCGAATAGAGTTTGGCTGGATTAGACAAAGTAAAGGTTGGTTATCTGGTCGTATATCTGGATTAAGACATAAGCATTACAGGAGGAGGAGGCATGGTCAATGGACAATGGGTATAGCACAACATAAATTTGACGGAGAAGATACAACAGATTATGAAGAAAAGTTTGGAGAACCAGAAGAGGAGTAACGAATTCCTTACGGGCGTAAGGATGTAATAAAACAAGGAGGCAATTATGCCAGACAATACAAGACGTATGACTCCCATCCGTGTACCAGATATGGTATGGATGGAAGATGATATACAAAATAAGTTTAGTAAACACAGACGAGCTTATGAAACAGAGAGAAACTCAATCGTTAATGCAAATGTTGACTTAGCTAAACCTGAATACATCAAAGTAATGGGTTGTAAAAAACTCGTAGATGATTTCAATAAAGCTAGCGATGCACGTAAAGAGTTTCAACTAACTATGGAAACTAAGCTTGAAATATTAAAGGCTAAAGAAAAAGAGATTGCTTTAGAATTAGAAGATAAAGTAAATACTTATGTTGATAGCCAAGAAACACATAACGTTTGTAGATTTTCAATGAGAACAAATGATTACGATGCAGACCCAGACATTTATGCATTTAATAAATTTGTTATTGAAAGATGCAAGGAAGAAGCTGAGATTGCTTATGAGAAATCAGCTAAAGGCGCAGCATTAAAGAATCTTAATGATGCAGAGAATGCTTGTTATCAAGTACTTCATAGTGGATACGATATTACAGATGCTAGAAGATTTATTGATAAAGTATTCAAAGATGTAGGAATTGACAGCCCAGTTATACCTGACATTAGTCAAGGTCTAGCTTGGGATGGCAATAAATAAATAACCAACGGGATAGATATACCAGAACAGTCCTGATGAAATAGTCAGGTGAAAAGAATCTGGGTATCTATCCTTAACAGAGAGAGGAAAATATTATGGGATTTGATTTATATGGGTTAGACCCAGCTGAACAAGAACATGATAGACCAAACTTTGAATTGTATGAGACAGACAAAGATGCCTGGCATAAACAATATGAAGATTGGTTGCAACAAGATGGTACATATTTTAGGAGTAATGTATGGTGGTGGCGTAGACTAGCTAACTATGTTTTAGAATGTTGCCATGATTTTATTCCACAAGATGACCATCAAGGATGGCATGAGAACGGAGGACATGAAGTATCTCATCCGTTAGCTTGTAAGATAGCTGACCGTATGCAGATACACATAGACTCTGGCGATGCTAAAGAAACTGAGGCTCATGTTATGAATAAAGTAAAAAAAGCTAAGGAACATAATAAATTTATTGATAAACAATTAATGGATCTATTAGCTAAACATAAAGCTAGCAATTTTATGGAGCTTAAAGATAAACAAAAAGAAGAATGGGAAAAGATACGTGACCAAAAAAATTGGGATCATGCTTATCCATTCACAGTAAAACATCTAGAGAGTTTTGTTAAATTCTGTAGAGAATCTGGTGGATTTGAAATCTGTTAGATAGTATAATAATAGTATGGATGTAGTACATATAAATTAATTCCCTGTATTACATCCTACTAAAACAAGGAAAATAATATGAAGAGAGAGAGTAAAGGTACGCCTACCCTTTTAAGCGAGGCGATTCTCAAACTAATGAAATCTGAAGATACTGATTGGCAAAAGCCATGGCGTAATAAGAGATTCATTACTTGTCAAGGACACTACCTATCTGGTGGTAACCTTGTAACTCTAGCTAGTCTATCTGATTTTGATAGAACAGTATGGGGAACATACGATCAATGGAGTTGGCATGGATGTCAGGTAAAGAAAGGAGCTAAAGCAGTTAAGCTTACAGTATACAAAGGCAAAGATGAGGACGGTCGTCTCAAGTTTGGTAAGTATATTGCATTCAATATCGAGCAAGTTGATGGAGATATCAGTAAGTTTAGTGGCTTCGATAAGATTGATATCAATAAAGATGAGAGGTCAGCTAAAGCTGATAATCTAATTGATAAGTTAGGTGCAATTGTTAAGCCTGGAGTTGGAGCTTGTTATATACCTAGTCAGGATGTAATCAGGATGCCATCTTTTGAGCAGTTTGATTCAGCTGCACACTACTACAGTACTATGATGCATGAACAAGGTCATCGTACCGGTCATGGATCTAGATTAGATCGCAATCTTAAAGGAAAGTTTGGCGATAAGAAGTACGCTATGGAAGAACTCATAGCTGAGCTTACATCGTGCTTTATGTGTGTAGAAATGGGTGTTATATCAGCACCTAGAAAAGACCACGCTCAATATTTAAACAGCTGGATTAAGCTACTCTCTGATGATAAGAGAGCATTTAATATGGCAGTAGGTCAGGCACAAAAAGCAACAAACTATATGTTAAACATCATGGGTCTTGAGATCCAGGAGGTAGCGTAATGTCAGACATAAGAGATAAATGGACAATAGACATAAAAGAATTCTTAATTGGTAAGAAGATAACTCATGTTCGTTATATGTCTAAGTCAGAAATGAAAGAAACAGGATGGTACAAAAATTCTATCATGATATTTTTTGATGATGGCTCATGGATTAATCCAATGCAAGATGATGAGGGTAATGATGGTGGAGCATTAGCAACATCAAGTGAAACCTTACCAGTCATACCAGTCATAGGACAGGAGGACTAAATGAGAATAGAAATATATGTAGATGAATCGACAGCTGATGGTATGTATCACTTTGATATATTCATTAATGATGACCATCATGATGGCGGTATTGTAGATGTAGACAATCATTCAGATGCTATAAAATGGATAGGAAATAATATGTTAAATAATATAACTAAGGAGGTAATATGATGGGTAAACAAAAATATCATAAAATAGCATTAAAAAATTGTGAGTATATCGGTGGTGACGGTGTCGAATACGAGTATTATCTAGATAAATATAGTGGGTTGACTTATAGAGTACCCATACATATTCATAGATATACCAATAGTGCAGAGATAGTACCACCTGAAATTAAACAAGAGGAGTTGATATAATGGGTAGAGTAAAAGAGATGTACTTCGATAATATGACAGAAAAAGAGCGAGAAAGCTTTGAAGAAACGTCTGATATTATGGAAGCAAGGGCTGAGTTTAATGAAAGACAAGATGCATTAGATAAACAAATGTCTTTTGCAGTTAACTTTGTTAGATTCAACGAGAACAATCCTAAAATATTTCATAAGATTGTAGAGTTAGCTGATCATCAAAGAGAAAGACGTGATCACTACAGTATAGAAATCATTATGAATGTTGTTAGGTATCACACGGACTTGGATGGAAAGGGAGATCCATTCAAGATAAACAATAACTATAAAGCTTACTACGCTAGAATGTATATGCAATATCGTGACTGTCCAGGTTTCTTCCAAGTCAGAGGTAGCCTAGCTGACGAATATGATTTCGTTCCAGACATAGACTATTACGTGGACTGGTTATTAGATAAAGAATGTTGTGAAGATGCAGAAAGAGCAGAAGCTCGAGACAACGAGGAGTAATTTAATGAGCAAGAAACAAATAAGTGAGGATTGGGTAGCAAGTCATGCGACATTAGAGCGCATGACTAAACTCTTTCCAGGAGTAAATATACAATATGAACAAGAAAAATTCGTTGACTACTACCTCAGCAATGGAGGTGTTTCAGCAAATTGGGAAGCAGCTTTCAGAAACTGGATCAGACGTGCAGATGAATATGAAAGAGCAAGAGGAGTTAGAGAACCAGGACATTCTGAAACAAATTCCTCCAATGTTTCGAATAGACGGAAGCGTATACTTAGAGTTGCGAAGTCAGGAGATTCAACAGTGGATGGGCGTGTCAAACGACTTCCCTCTGGAGAAAGGGATTGATGGCGTAGCTGTTGATATGTGTCAAAAGTTTGTGGTCCAAATGGAGCCATGCAAGAGAGATGATATAGCAATAGCACTTGAGACTATTGCTTCTACCTTTCAATGCAAAGTTCCAGATGACTTTGGCTTGACACAATACTTCAATCTCTTAGAGCAATACCCTAGGTTTTGTATAGAACAAGCAACACACGATTTGTTGACCAAGTATACCTATCCTAGATTGCCCTTACCTAAAGACTTTATTGATATATGTGAACCAATGTATATCGAACATAAAGAATGGTTGACTAAAACTGCCAGACGGTTTTATCAGCTAGAGATTTGGAAGCAAATGGGAGGTAAAGTAAAGAATAAATACATACCAGATGTAGAAGAAAAGTAGTATAATAATAGTAAACAAGGAGATAAATATGAACAGAAACATAGACGATACCGGTAACTATACTCTCGGTGGATCAGATGCTAATAGGCTGATGCGAGGGGAATGGTTAGACCTGTATAAAGAAATCAAAGGTGAGAAACCAAGAGATGATTTATCAAAAGTATTGCAAGTACAAATAGGTATTGCTACTGAGAAAGTTAATCTTGATTTTTTAGAATATGATTTAGAAGAAAAGATAACTATCCGAGATTTTAATGTTGAAAGAAATAAGGAATTTCCATTCTTAAGATCCACATTAGATGGTATTACAGAATCTAAAATACCATGTGAAGCTAAGCATACATATCAAGACAATCGAATGGAGTTAGTAGCTGAAAACTACTACCCTCAATTGCAACATTATATGATGCACGCTAATGTAGATGATATGTACGTATCAGTTATCTTTGGCAATAGGAGGTTTGAATACACAAGAATAGATGCGGACCTTACATACCAAAAAAAATTATTGGCAGTAGAACAATGGTTTATTGAACACCTTAATGAGAATAAAGAACCTAAAGGATTCAAAGGCTTACCTAAAATTGATAAGAAAGAAATCAAACTAGACGGTATGAAACAATACGATATGAAAGACCACATCAAATGGAAAGACTTTGTAAAACAATACAAAGAAGTTAAACCATATGTTGATGAGTACGAGAATTGTAAGAAAGCAATCAAAGGTTTAGTACCAGATGATTGCTATCGAGCAAGTGGGGACGGTGTCGTGGTGACACGTAATAAAAGAAACATACTAACCATTAAGGAGGAAAACAATGGAAAGTAACTATACAAAAAGTCTGATTAAGAAATTTAAAGAAGACTATAAACTAGATGCTTTTGATTTTTGGTTGCATAAGCAAAGCAATAATTGGATCATCAAACACAATGCTCTTGAGAAAGTAGCAGTTCAAGAAAAAATAACTTGGAAACTAGAAGTACTTAACTTTAGTCCAGATATTGTTGTGAAATGTATTGCTACTAGTGGAGACAGAGTTATAGAATCATTAGGTGAAGCATCTCCTAAGAATACTATAATCAATCATCCATATGCAATGGCAGAGAAGAGAGCAATAGATAGATGTATCTTAAAACTACTTAACGCTCACGCCTACATATACTCAGAAACAGAAGCTGATGAGTTTAAAGAACCAATAAGTAACAAAGTTAAAGCAGTAGCTAATAACCAAATTGATAATATCAAAGGAGATATAGAAGATGAATAAAGATAAAGTAACAAACATAGATGCAAAAGAAGAAGCTGCAAAAGGTTCTAACTTAGATCCAAATAAAGCATATACTAGTACATGGAAAGACACAGTGTCTGCTATTACTAGTATTGGAAAAACTTTGTATGAACCTGCTGGTATGATCTTAGCATTAAGAAAGGTTGAAGTCTCTTTATTAGAAGTAATCAAAGAAATTAATGTAGAGATTAATAAACAACAAGCTATCATAGATGCAAATAAAGATAAGGAGGCTGACAATGGCTAATGACTTAAACAAAATCTGTTTAATAGGGAGGCTTGGCAAGGATGCTGAGCTATCTACTAGCAGAAGTGGCAAACAATACATGAAGTTTACTATGGCTACCAACAGGAATGTAGGTAAAGAAGAGAAAACTGAATGGCATAACATTACTGTATGGAATGAGAAATTGGTTGAAGCTTTACATCCCTATCTCACTAAAGGTAAACAAATATATCTTGAGGGTGTAGCTACTTCTTGGAAGAAAGAAGATGGTAGCATTATACCTTTTGTTGAAGTTAATTACGGACATCATATTCAATTGCTTGGCGCTAAAGGAGATTCTCCTATGAATGAATCTACTGATAATACTGAAGCTATTAAAGATGAGAAACAAGAACAAGACGGTGGAGTGCCTTGGTAATGACAAAGCAACAAAAGATAGTGTTAGATTTTATCCACGAATACAATAGAGTAGAGGGGATAAGCCCAACATACAGAGAGATTAAAGAATACTGTGAATTATCAGCAGTATCTCATGCTCACAAGATTGTTATGGCTTTAGTTAGAGATAAAAAACTAGCACTATCAAAATCAGAATATGTAAGAAAGATACATATAATGCAATGATCAAACGTGACAAAAAGATTATGAACTACATGGCACAGGTTTACGGTTGTGTAGTTTGTAAAAGAGAGGGTCACGGTTTTGTTGAGGCAAATATCCATCATCTAAGGACAGGGATGGGTATGTCTCAACGAAACAAACTCTATATTCCACTCTGTTGGAACCATCATCAGCATCCTAAACATGGAATACATGGTGGTACTAAATCATGGCAGAAGAAATACGGTACTGAGCTAGAACTTCTTGAGTATTATAATGATACTACTGAAGAGGGTTATCAGATCGAGCTTTAATCTCTTCTACTTTAGCTTTAAGTACAGCAATTTCAGCCTTGTTGACAGCTATGTCTTGCTCCAGAGGTTTAATATCTGGGGCAGACCTAGCTTCAAGCACATCCACTCTCTGTATTAATTGACCTTGAAATACAAATAGACTAGCTATTGTAATCACAAGACCTACGCCTGTAGCAATTGTTTTAATATCCACGTATCCTCCTTAAATGTTCTTCTGCTCTAATCACTTCATCAGAAGCTTTTTCAATCTTCCTTTGATAAAGAATGACTGGGTCATTATAGCTAGCTTGAGTCTCAGCATATATATTCCTACCATCGCTATAGTTTCTCGAATAGTATTCATCTACATTACCTCCATCAATTGTTGGTTGTCTTAGTATATCTTCATTCATATTGGTGTACGAATCAAGGTTTGTCGTAACCATTAGGCTAGCTACGATGTTAGATGTAGCCACTAATTGTTGGTCTAACTCTTTGATAGTCTGCGATACTTGCTTCTCTATATCTGCTACTTGAACAGACTGAGTAGCCACTTCCGAAACTTCTGTATCGGATTCAGTTCCACTTCCAGAGTTTGGATCGGTTTGGGTGCTGGCTTCACTTCTACTTTCGGCTCCACTTTCGGTGCTGGCTGTTGCATCGCTGTTGGATTCTTCGCCTTGAGTACTGTTGACTTCTGATTCAGATAGTCTTTCAGCTCCTCTGGATTCCTCTTGCTCTCCACTTGCGACTGTGATTTCTTCTTCAGCGTTAGTGTTTCCTTCGATAGTTTTATTTTGCTCATTTGAGTTTCCTCCTGGGATTTCTCCTGTTGGTTCAATTGTTTCTGTAATTTCAGACGTTTCTTCAAAGCTTTCGACTTCTGTTGTGAACGCTTCGATCGTCTCCGGTTCTTCATAAGTTACCTCCATAGGTACAATCTCTTCTTCAATAGCTACTGCAAATATCTCAACAATACCTGTGTTGATTTCTTCAATAGCTATCTCTTCGAAAGTTATCTCTTCTATTATTTCTGTTAAAATCTGTGGTTCTTCAAAGGGAATAAACTCTTCTACTATAAACTCTTCGTATATAAATAATTCTTCTGGACTTACTGTGGTTAAGACTTCTTCAATCTCTTCAAAGGCTGTGGCTATAATAGCTGTCTCTGTTGCTGATAGTACGACTGGATCGTAAGTCATTGTTACAGAAATATTATCCACATTAGGACCACCAAGAGTATTAGGACTATTACCGTCAGACCCACTAATAAATATATTTCCTTGATTAGACCCTGTCCCAGTAAACGAAACGCTATCTGTAAAATCTTCTCCATTAATTCCCGTAACATCTGTTCTCTCCTGTGTTGTTGTAGCTAACACATTGCTATCTGAATCTTTGATCTGTAGCCTAATCGTAAAGGTATCTGCTGGTCCGCTACCTCCCCAACATTGAGCTACACCACACTCTCCATTTTGTACTTGGACACTAGAGTTTAGAGTAATGCCATTATCAAGCATTGGTTGTGAAATATTATTTGAAGTTAAGCCGAACGTCTGCTCAATACTACCACTATCTCCAAACTCTAGGTCGTACCCCCCTGGACAACAATCATTAATTCTTTGTGCATCACCAGATAAAGTCCAGCCTGTAGTACCATTGTCAAATGTTCCATTGGTTATTAGGTTACCGGTAGTATCTGCAAGTACAGTACTACTTAGTAATATTGCCGCTAGGTACAGGCTTCTCATTCCAAGTCATGCTCCGTTTAGTTGTTTCACTACCTAATTCTTTCTTACGTATCTCCATCCATTTCTCTTTCGCTTTCTGACCTATCAACCCCTGAATGGGACATGGCGTACCAGCGTCCATCATGGCTTGCCATACATTCTCATCTTGACACATAAGAGAAATCGCTGCCACTTTCATGCCAAGCTTGGCTAATACAGCTACAGATTTTCTACGCTCACATTCCTCGTCAACGATATAGGAGCCAACGGATGCCGAAAAAGAGAGGACAGTTAGTCCGCCAGCAAGGGGAATAACACAGCTATCTTGTCCATATACGCTCATAGAGGGAGCTGATGCGCTGTTTACGGCTGTTTTCTGATTGGTACTATTGTTGGTTTCATTATTGGTAGTAGTGCTAGAAGATGAGCCTGACTGATATGTCGTGCTTGATTCGTAACCACCCGTTATTGCGGTATTAGACCCCGCATTATTCGATTGCGTATTTGTTGTTGAGCCACTAGAGGTCACATCAGCCCTTGCCTCAATAGAAAGCAGTATAGCCATAACTAAAACTACACCTACTGCTTTTGCTATGAGCTTCCAATCCATTACTTCCTCGTTAAGCTACCACCAAAGTATAATCCTATGATTGAGAATATAGTATGTGATTGAAGATTAGTTATAAAGATAGTGTTGCCCTCTTCAAAGTATGAGGTTTCATAGGTAGATCCAAATATCCACCAGCCACTATCAGCTTCTGTTACTATTTGGTATGCAATGTTTACATCTGTAAAGATTGGAGCCACGATAGGTACTACGATAATAGAGAATACACACATCAAAGCAATCCATCGTCTGGTATGTTTAGTATGTGGATCAGATACTGCTCTAGCTTTATCGGTTTGTTTAGCTGCAAAGTTTGCACGTTGCATTAACATCTTTTCTCTCTCAGCTTCAGCCTGTCCTTTCTGCGCCATGATAGACATAACGCCACCTAGTACAGTAGACGCTAACATTGATAATAATTCCATTGGTATCATTTTAAAACGCCGTTGTTAATAATTTAGTTGTTGTTACTGATGGTTCTTTTGCCCATGCTACATAGACATAATGGTTTCCTTCCCCATTTGATTTTCCATCAGTTGTAAATGGAGAAAATCCCTGTGCAAAAAAATGTATATTATCTTGTGATGCAACCTCTGCTCCACCATCGTTTGCTTCATCTAGTTTTATATTATGTGCGATAGGATTACCATGATTACTACCACTACCACTTTGAGCGGCATTATCTGGACCTAGAGCCATTGTAGTAGAAGTT